GAAACGTTGTCGCCATTGAAGACACAGAACTGATAACCCGCTGCCGGAACTGGAGGAGTCACCGTGCAAGTCGAAGTGCAAACATAAATCTGCGAAGGAGCGGAAAGCGAGACCGATGTCCCCGTTGCGAAAGTCACCGCCTTGGAATCAACATAAGCAGTTGTTGCGACCTTAGTGGAGTTGTCGCCTGCCGATTGAGTCGTCGCTGTAGCTGATCCCAAACAAGTCGCAGCCGTACAGGTAATACTTGTATTGGCAGTCAATGTTGTAAAGGTCGCTGCCGCTGGAGTAGTACCACCAATTACTCCCGGACTTGGCAGAGATGAAGTAGACCCGCCTAGGGATACTGAGGTTCCTGCAATCGTGATGGCAGAATTGGCTAAATCAGCATTTGGAATGGAGTTGTAAGCATATCCAGTATCCGTCCAAGTGCATGTCGTGCTTGAAGTTGCACAATATCCCAGATGCCCTGTCGTAAATACGGTAGCGGGGAAAAGAAAGGTATTCGTGGTGCTGGCCGCCGACCCCAAGACAGTGTGGGCATTCAGGGAACCGTTTGCTAACTGCAAAGTACCTGCAACGCTGTTATCAGTTCCGAGAGAAGGAGTCGCACTCCATCCCGGATCAGCACCTGTGCTTCCAGCGAACAACTGACCCGTAGTTCCTACTGCTGTCGCTACAGCACGAGTGCTTGTTCCTTCGCTGACTACTACTCCATGCGCCGTAGCTCCGACACCGAATCCGCCAGTTCCAACCTGTCGCAGAATTCCATTTGTATCCTGAAGAATTCCGTTCGATGTTCCTTGAGCAAAAGAGGCGAATGGATTCGCTGTGCTTCCTGCTAGAGTGCTGATTCCTACTAGAACTGGCGTTCCAGTGGCCGTCGATGCAGCATTTTCCCCGAACGTGAATGCTGTTTTAGAAGCAGTCGTCAGCGACCAGTTCCAAACTTGAGCGTTGTCCGCATTGTTGATTGAGTTTGCCCCAGTTGCAGCCGTGATCTGATCGAGACGTGCTCCAGCGGAAGAAGATGCTGAGATCGTACAATCCGAACGACTTGCACCCGAATTATCTACGCAACTCACTGTTGCGTTTGAACCGCTGATGAAGTTAACCGACGGTCTCTGAGAAATCGACGAGCCATTACTCAAGATTGTCTGATACGCGGTGCCAAAGATCGCCGCACCGCCGCAATCGATAAGATTACCGTTGGAATCGAATTTCACGCAATCGCCTAGAGTGGTCGAGCCTGCACCAAATGTGGGAAATTTCGTCGTGTTTCCGGTGACAGTCCCATATGAGACATTCGAAACGTTACTGCTCGCAGTGCCTACCAACATCGGACCTGTAGCAGCAGGAGCAGTGGATGACGGCTGAAACCAATAACTCGTGAATGACGCACTGAGAGGAGCGAGCCAACCGAAAGAATTCGACGGTGGAGACGTCGGATTCGTCGTGTTTCCTACGAGACTCAGCGCTCCTGCATGAACTCCGTCAGATGTAGCCGCGAGAGGACCAGCCGAAGCTGTGATTCCACCTGTACCTGAATAAGTCGCCGTAGTTCCATCATCAGTCAGTGCGCTGTTGATGATTGAATTCGCTCCATTTGATTTCGGAACCGTATTCGTAGTGAGCGAAGTCGATGTCGTGTTCCCTGTTCCCGCAGCCGCCCAACTAGTTTGAACTTTTCCACCACTGGGCGCAGCAGCTTGAAGCACTTGACCAGCACTCGGATCGGTAGTAGGAAGCACAAAAGTAGAAGGTGTTCCGGCTGCGGTTGCCGCCGCGATAGTAGCTGATCCACTCGTTGATCCAACAAACGTGAAGGCGTTGGCCGATACTCCGTTTCCCGTCAAGGCTACTGGAACGCCATTGGAATTCAGGCAATACATCGGCAACGTAGCATCGGTGATCGTTCGGCTGTTTTGGTCGTCGAGAACCGCGTTTGTAGAGCCGCCTGATTGCTGCTCGATTCCCATGAAGCACGATCCGGAAACCGTGTTTCCTGTATTGAGAATGTGGATTTGATTAGTATTTGGGCTTGTAGACGGTCCGCTGACTATCGTTGTCACTACCAAGCCCTTCGTGTTTACATCCATGCCAGTTTCAAGTTGATCGACTGGACCTTCACAGTGAAGTTCGCCTTTCCATTGAACCGCGTTGCCTTCTGAATAAAAGCAGGAGTTTGGTTGATTCGTTGATGGACTGTAATTGAACGTCGCCGTAACTCCGCGAAATCCCCGGCCCCCAGATCCATTCCATACCGCAAACGTTGTCGGATTCACGTGAGACGTTGTCGCAAGAGTCTGTACATACAAATCATCGTAAGGACCGCTTTCGTTCGCGCTCTGCCCGATTTCAAAACATCCAAAGGCAGGATGACGGCAATATGAGGAGCGAATCGCTGAGCGCTCTCCTTGATTCAGGTTTTGAATCGCCACCAGACCGTAGACCGTACTCAAATCCACGTTCACATCGTTCAGTTGTGTACCGAATGCCTGATTAGTTCCAATTCTGATAGGCTGGTAACCTGTTCCGGGAGCCTGTGCCCCGTAACCGAACACCGCAGTCGCAAGATAAAGCGTTGCAGCATTCGCGCAATTCGTAAACGAAGTCGGCATGTCAATCGTGAACGAACTTGAACTGGGAACGCTGGCAATCGTGCGGACAACGTTGTTCGACGAACAACTCGGGCTCACCAGAGCCGCCAATTCATTTACGTAGATGTTTGTTCCTGAAGTCAATCCACTTGTAACTCCGGTGAGCGTGTTCGTTCCTTGTCCAGAGGTAGAGCTTACAGAAAAACTTCTCACCGGGAACGCCGTCGTGCATCCGCTAACGGGAGTATTCGTTCCAGTGCAAGGCGTGACGAAATGTCCAACCGTGGACGGATATTCAATCTTGAAGCCCCACGGCACGATGACAGCCGGAGTTCCAACTCCAGAGGCGCCATCGGTGAAGTTCGTTGCTACGCCGTCGATGTACCAATTCAGCGCGGAACTGAGCAATAATTTACCGTCAACTTCCGTCCCGATCTGCGCTCCCCCATAAAGCATGAGCGTAGTATTGCCATACGCATTGTTTTGTAAGCAGACTTGATTTCCAGTGAATCCCTGCGCGTTGTACGTATGACCAGAACCGTTGGCAGCGATGGCCGCTTCGATGGCCGCGCACATATCGGTTCCGGTGTAGATGTTATTGGTTCCGTCCACTGTTACGGCGTTGGGATAAGACTGAAGCGCACCTCCGATAGCAAGCGTCCCACTTCCGGTGATCGGACCCCCAGTTAGTCCGTTCGAGCCATCGATGCTCGTCACTGTTCCAGTTCCAGCAGTTCCGCAAGTGCCGTCAGCCTGTAGAACTTTCGTGCCGCTGCACCCTGTGAAGAGGCCGATAATGTCGGCGCTCGCGGCATCGGAAAGCGCCCCTGTCGTAGTAGTATTTTTGACGATCCCGGTTCCGAGGGTAGCGAGGTTCACGTTCGACGTTCCGAGAGTCATCGTTGCGGTATTAGAAACGCCAGTCCCGCCATTCGGAGAAGTAACAGGAGTGACGAGCGAGATCGTTCCTGTTCCACTGATCGGACCACCGGTCAGTCCCGTTCCGGTAGCAACGCTCGTGACTGTTCCAGAACCTCCGCCACCTCCCCCTTTGCTTCCGGCAGATTGAACTGCCGATTGCATCTTGACGTTCGCTGTGTTCGTGATTGTAGCTCCCGTCAAGCAGAACAGAGACGAACCGCTGACGAATGCCTGATAAGTCCCGTTCGCGGTGATCGTTGCTTGCGGAGTTGTCGAACTGTAAGGAGTGACGGCAGTGTTCTGAGCCGGATCGCCGCCAATCGAGAGCGTAGGCTGAATCGTTCCAGACCACGAACCAGTGACGGAGATACCGACTGTTCCTTGACCAACGGTGCTGATACATGCTGACTGAGTCCCAGTGATCCCCTTCGCGACTGGCACTTGAGCAGCACAGACTCCGCCGAGCAGCAATATAACTGCTACCGCATTTTTCTTCATGTGTTCTCCTAGAAACTTCAATAGCATCTCCAAGCACCGTTCTGTCGCATAGCCATCGCTCCATGACCAGATCCGGCGCAGCTTTGGCCAGCAACATGTGCATCATCTGCTGTGTTAGTGCAATCTGAACAAAATAGGTATGAACCATTAGTAGCACTGCTGCTGAGAGCACTGAAAATCGCGGAAGGTGGGATAATTCCGACTCCCGTTCCGGTAGTCGAGAGAGTTTCTTCGCCTTTTTGATTCAGTGTTTGACTGTAAGTGAAGATTGTTGAACCGTTGCTCGATCCCTGCTGGATACTTTGAGAGTTGCAGGCTCCTGTATAGCAGGCTGCGTCGAGCATCAGGCCAATGGGAGCGGTACCGCGAGCACTCCATATTCCTACCGGAAATTGAGGATTGGTGCCTGTAGTCCCAGAGAAGGCGATCCCGATGTACGATCCGCTGTTGCTAGCGACGTTCAGCGTTCCCATCACGGGACCGGCTGGGGGCGTAAAGGTCGAGGGCCATGGTGAACCAGTTATAAATAGTCCCTGAAATCGAGTAGGGGATGTGTTCGTTCCAGCTCCCATATCGATCTCGTTTCCGACGCACAATGTTCCCGTAGTGCTGTTCGCTACTGAGCATCCAGAATTCGTTCCCCATGCCGCACTGTTACTTACGAGCGCCTCCCCCACAAAAAATCCGCCTACTGCATTCGCTGTAGTACCCAACGGACTAGATGTAGCATCGGTAAACCCAAAACCAGCTACTCCATTTCCCTGATGCACGGTAGCTCCGACTGGAAGCGTCGTGATTCCAGTGAACGCATCTGTCTCGTAGGGAAATCCAAAAGAGCCGAATACTGTAGATGATCCGATTGACCCAACTTGACTGTAGTTATAAAGATTTGGCTGAGTGTTCGTGAAGACTCCAGAATTAACTAAATTCGAAACATTGTTTGGCTGAGTAACACCGAGCGTAATCGTGTACGGACCAAAGCAATTCGTGCTGCCAACGCATACCGTATAGTCGTATGTTCCCGGTTTTACCCAGAATCCAATGTTACCCAGAGCGTCGCCTGTTGATTGACAAGACGACGGCTGAGGATCAGGAGTATCTTGAGCACCGTTCGAGCACGCAACTCCTAGAGATGTATACGTCGTTGCATAATTCGTGCAGGGCAATTGATTTGCCGGACTGTTACACACGGCCAACACGGGAGAATTCGGCGGAGTGTTTGCGATTAAATATGGAACACTGCTTCCTGAAGAAATGCTAGGAATCGAAGTCGAATAACGAACATATTGAGCCTGAGCAGCGCATATTCCACTGAGTAGAAATACTGCGAGCAGTTTCAGTTTTATGTTCATCTTCATATTGATTTTCAATTCTGACCGACGCAGATGACTGAATGACTAATCATGTACTCCTATGCAATTAAGAGTTCCGGTCGCAGCTACAGCAGTGAGATTCGCTATCGTGACTGTCGTCTGAGTAGTCGTCTTGTTCGTAGTGAACAAAACGTAAGGAACGCCCGTAACGGCTCCTGTTTCACCGGAAATCGTACAGGTCACCGTATAGCTCGTATCATCAAATGTCGCGCCCCATGTGATCGGAGTCGTGCATGTAGAACCAGCAGATGATCCCGTTGTGCAAGCCGAAGTTCGCTGATGCTGAAAACCGTTTCCGTGATTCACCCCATGAGCGATCAGGACATCACCAGCCGACGCTCCTCCGCTTCCATTGCCGGGAAGTAACTGGATATTTCCTCCGCTGTGTATACCGGATGCAGAATCGGAAGCTTGAATCACTATCGGCTGTCCAGCGCCAGAAGTAGATTGACTCTTTATGTTGAATTGCACTCCTGCCGGAGACGCTATCGTGTGATCGGTTGAGGACACAAGCAGAGACCCCAACTGCAAAAAGTCCGTTCCGCTTACAGAGGATGTTCCTCCTACGCAAATATCTGCGGTGTTTCCAGCGTTACGCCAGCACTCTTGATCTCCAGTCGCCAAACGCTCGAATCCTGTAGCAGAAATATTTGACGAAGTGCTTTGAATAGTTCCTACATTCAGGATCGATGTCGTTATCGGCCCGAAAGTTCCGGGAATGAATGTGCCGGATGATGTCACTCCGGGTCCGATTGCTGTGGCGCTCGTTCCGTCCCAAATGAACTCCTGAGTAGTAGACGTACTCGCACTCGATGAAATCGTTATTCCGCCGACAACATTAGAAGGCCAAGCGAATGTATGACCGCCACTTCCATCTTGCGTCAATTGGAAGATGATGTGAGCAGGAGGCTGTACGCCTACAGCAGTCATAGGAATCGCTGTAGCGTTTCCCGTCAGAGTCATCTTGAACAATTCATTCTCTGCCGTGATCGGAAAGTTCGGTGTCGAAGAGAACGTCACTGGCGTCACGAGTTGAGACGTTCCGCCCGATATTCCCCTGACTGTGTAGATCGTCGATCCGCTCGCGCAATTCGTCCCGCCTGAAGTCTTGACGACGTAAGAATAAGCAAGCCCAGTTTGAATCCAGATGTTCGCTGTACCAGCAGCCGAAAGCACGACAGGATTCTGATTTTTGGTTAGACCTGTCGAGTCAGTGAACGTATCTAGATTATTTGTTGTGCCAGATATATACGTAAAAACGCATCCGAAACCATTCGGCGATCCGTTCTGAGTGACAGAGTAAAAGACAGGAGCAGGAGAAAGGATCACGCTCGTCTGAGCACTCATAAAAGCAGCGGAAAGTAGTAGAATTATGAGCGTGAAACTCTTCATGATTACCGTCTTCTGGATGAGCTTGTATGCTTGCTGGAGATGGCACGCTAACGTGATCGAGTTGATCGGTTTATTTCTTCCTCTAGTCGTCACTGTTGCCTTTCTCCGATTAAAGCGGATGTGGGAATCGCTGAAAGCGAGTTCACGCCCATATTCTTTAAGTCAAGGACGTGAATTGGCGAAGTCGGTTTATTTCCGACGAACACGCTAGGATTTCTTGGCATCGATGCTCGCGCAGCAGTTTCTCCTCTGACCCAATTCCAAGGCTTCCATCCGAGTTCATCGCGTGCGATGTTTATTCGACCAGTACCGCTGGGATTGACTTCGACTCCGAGACGACGGGCTAATTCGCTTTTCGTATAGAGTTCCTGAGTCGCATTAGGTCCGAACAATTCATTCAAAAACGAGTGATCGTATCCAGCGAGAGTATTCCCCCTGATTCCGAAGCCCTTTGAAGCGATGTCTTGAACAACCTGATTTTTCAGTGGTCCTAAATCGATGCCTTCGTTTTTCAGCGCCTGAATATCTTCAACGTGCTTTCGTCCGATGATGTTGTCAAGAGCGGTTTGAGAGTCGTTCGCACTCAAAATGCGGTTCAGCGGAGTTCCTTGCGTGTTGTATTTCTGCTGGATAGCTTTCCACTTAGCTGAAGCATCTCTGAACGATTGCTCGAACGGCGTTCCTTTCGCAGCGTCCATCATCATGTCGTCTACTTTCGATGTAGCCTGAGAGTAGAGACGACGAGCCGAATCTGGAATCTGACCTGTATAATCTTGCGACTTCTCCCAAAACTCTGTCCGGAGATTCCTCATCGACTGAATCGAAGGATTCTTGCCGAGACGATCAGGAGCATCAGCAATGTCGTCCATCGCTTTCGCTACAGCGGGAGTCTGATATTCGGGACGCGCTACTGCCGCTCCCGGCTGTTTCACGTTGCGCAATCCATCGATCCAAGTCTTCAAGTCTCCCGTGTTTTTCACAGCAAGATTCTGCTGATCCTTTGCGGCCTGAGCATAAGCAGCGTCAGCGTCGTTCTTCGCCGCTTGCATTGCCATCTTCGTGCTCTCTTGAAGATGAGAACCAGCCATCTGTTTCGTTCCGCCTAGTTGAAAAGGATCGGCCCTCTTCGCGAAGTTCTCAACACTCTGCTCGAATCTGAACTTCGCATCCTGCAAAGCATCTTGTAATTGCCGTCCTGCTGGAAGCGTAGTTTTCTCTCCGACTCCTTGAATCGTTTGCGCCCAAGGTTCTTTCGTAGTCTGAGCGGGCGTCAAATCGATTCCTTCGGCAATCGCTTCATTGATCACGTCTTGATTCGAAACCCTGAGAGCAGGAATGCGACTCGCAGATGCGGGGAGTTGTGCGGCTTCTGCCGGAGTCTGCATCGCCCCACTCAAGCGCCTCAATCGATTGTGACTGTATTGCAACATCTCTTGAACCGGAGTATTCCCTTCGAGCACGTTCTTGCCCATCGCTGCTCCACCAGCGATCTCGCTTCCGGATAGAAGCGCTTTTTGAACGTCATCTGGATTGCCTTTGACTGCTCCCGGCGCAGCAGTAGCGGCTCCATAGACTCCGTGAGCTAACATCGCGGGAGCAACTATCTCAGGAGCAACAGCAGCCGCGATTCCCGTTCCTATCCCTTCTGGGGAAACCGCGCCTGAAACTAAATTCGCGGTATCTTTTCCCGCTCCTAACGCAGCATACTTTGCTTCTTCTCCGAGAGTCAGTGGGCGGGCTCCCTTGTTTGCTTCAGCCTGAATCTCTTGCTGACGCGCTCCTGCTTCCTTCCCCATCTGCTCGAAAGGAATCTGCAATGCTCTGAAAGGATTCGCCTTGATTTGTTCTGATACGTCGCTCGGATTGATGAGACCAGCCTTGTCGCTGTCCGACAATTTGAACGAAAGAACTTTTTGCTGCTCGTCTTTCGGAAGTTTCGCGAAGTCCTTGATCGGATGCCCATCAGGAAGTGCAGCAAGAACCTTCGTCTGCTCGTCCGGAGGGAGAGCAGTGAAGTCTTGCAACATCTGCTGCGGATCGCTACTGGTTTGTTGTTGAGGGCCGTCCGCCATGTTTGTTGAACCACTGTTCTGCGGTGGTAGGAGAACCTTGCGACGAAGTTTTCTTTGTCTCTGTCGGTTCGTCGCCGTACATATTCCTAAGTATCGAGTTGTTTCCGATACGCGAGTTTTTCTGGGAATTTACCGCGCCCCGGATTCCTTCGAGAGATGCCGCTTTTTGTTCCGGACTTTGTTGAGCGCCAATCAGATGTAAAGCCTGGCTACGCGACGTGTCGCTTCCCTGACCACCACCCATTACCTTCGAGTAATCATCAGCGACTCCTAGAGCAAGCGCTGCATACTTCGCGATGGGTCCGCTTCCAGTAGATGCCTTGATCCAATCGTCTACAGTATTGAAGACTGGCAACTTGTGTTCTGGAATATCCTTCGCCGCGTCTTTCAATTGATCGAGCGTTCCTCCCTTATCAGTAAGAGACTTCGCTGATCCAAAGAATGCGAGATTATTTGGAGATTTCGCAACATTGTAATCGGCATCTGCCTTTGTAGCGTTCCAATTAGGATCAAGTTCTCGCGCAGCGGTGAACGCTTGCTGAGCGAACGCAGGCTTGCGCGAAGAGACTAATTGAGAAGGGGCAACTGCTCCTGAAACGAGCAACTGAGCGGCAGCCTTAGGATCGCCGTCAGCGATTGCCTGCTCCGCCGCTTTCTCTGCTTTCGCGAGAGCAAGTTTTGAGGCTTGTACGGCAGGATTCGTCTCCGTTGCAATCGTCTTCTTCTCTTCAAGTTGCGATTTATACGCATCCGTAAGAATCTGTTTCGCGCCTTGAACGTCTCCGCGCTGCAATGCCCCGAGTGCCTGAGACTTTACGAGTCGATTCTGGCCGCCAGTCTGAGCATCTCCGTTTGGATCGTAAATCGAATCGACTTGTTGAGAGATGTAATCTGGGGTTATACCCTCAAGCCCTTTTGCTTCAATTTCCTTAATCTTGGCGTTTGCGTTCGCCTCTCTCCCCTTCGCTGTTGCTTCAGTCGTTTCAGCTTCAGTCTTTTTCTGCGCCATCACAGCAGCAGCACCTTGCTTCAATTTCGCTACAGAGTCGATTCCAGAACGCAATCCAGCAGCATTCGGAGCGCGTTGAATTTCTAGCAAGTATTGATTCGCTTCGTTGTCGTCGATCAGATGAGCATTTCTCGCGCTCAATACAGTGTTCATCGCGTGCGAAGCCAATTGCTCATCCGGTACGTTCTCAACGCCTTGAAGTAGATCGCCGAACGATTTCGCGTTCTTGACGTAGTTGTCTCGCTGTTCTTGAGTCAGTTGCTCGCGCTGTTTCTGAACATCTATTGCATGCTGTTGAATCTGAAGAGCCGCATTTCCTGATCCACCGTTCGCAAGCGTAGATTTCACGAGAGAGCCGTAGTCGCCACTCGAAGGGTCCCAATCCTTCATCGCAGCCGTCAGAGCTTGCTGATCCTTCAACTGCTGCGTCTGAATCTGTTGTTGCTGAAGTGCGCCTTTCAACTGAACGGCGCGTCCGTACTCTTCGAGCGGATTGTTCGTGATGGGCTGAACTGAGAGCGCTACTGGAGGAGCTGCCATAGATTATGCTCCCATTCCTAAATCAGTAGGAGTCAGAGGAACTTGAGGAACGTTGAGCCAGTCTTGACCGAGATTCGATGCTTGATTTCCGTTCAAGATGCTGTTCAGCAATGCGTATTGACTGAGACTGTTCACTCCGCCCGTCAAAGCATTCGCTGCTCCCACGTATCCAGACGCCTGAGCTGTTCCGAGATTCGTGATGTCTTGACCGACCCGAGCGCCGGAAGTCAGATCGATGTTTGCCGTGTTTCCTGCTACTGCTTGACCTTCCGATCCTAATTGTGCCGCAGTCGTCTGTCCGAGTCCAGCCATGTTAGCTAGTCGGTTATACTCGTTCGCCTGATTGTTCGCCCAGACGTTGTAATTCGTGTTGTAGGTGTTCAGCGCTCGGTTGTAAGCGTCGTTGTAGTACGTTCCCGCGAGTCCAGTGTTGTACTTGCTCGCCGCAGTCAGGGTGTTTCCACTGAATACGTTACCCGTAGCTGCTGCCGCTTGCTCGATTCCGAGTTGTCCTTGCTGCTCTTGGAATTGATAGCCTGGCTCAGACGATACATCAGCAGGATTGGGAGCAGTGAACGTCTGTCCGTAAGGACTGAGCAGACCTTTTCCGGGAGTCGAAGTCAACTGAGAGAGCGTGTTGATACCCTTTGTTCCGGCCTTTAGGAATGGTGCTTCGTTCGCCTGCTGCTGTTGCCATTCCTGCTGTTGAACGTCTAACGCTCTCTGTTGATCGGACTCTTGAATCTGAGCCGCTTGCTTAGCTGCGCTCGATTGCTTGCTCGAAGCTAAAACAGACGCTCCAGCTCCGATTCCTGCTGCTGCTACAGTTCCGATTGCTATCGCTGTGCCTACGCCTGACATGAGGCTCCTGTCACTACGTTTTCCGTCTGACGAGACAGCAACAACTCTGATTCATCCGTAAATTCTCGCTCTGCTTCCTCAACACTCTTCGCATCCGAAGGAAACAGCATCGTGATCTGTACGGGAGACTCCGTGACGTAGATCATCTTCCGACCTGCACTCGCAGGAATCACGTTGTATCCGCTGATCTCCAGCCATTCGCCATTCCATACTTTGCAAGCGCCTTGGATAACGACAATAGTCGGAATCTTGATCAAGACACTCGTGAACATGACTCCCGCAGAGACTTTGATCGTTCTCGCGTACATTCCTGCGTGAAAGACATGCTCAGTTACCAAATCAATCTGAGGAAACGTCCGCGCCTTCTCTTCGTAGCGCTCGATCCTCTCGATCACTTCTGAATTCACAGCGGGAATCGACGCTTCTCTGATGACGAGATCGCTCACAGGCTCCTCAGAAACACACTGTTCGTGCGCTCGTAATTCGATGCCCGAGTAAGCATCTTTTCCAAAGCGCTGCCGAATCTCGCATTGTAGAGCATCGCTGAACACCCGCGCTCTTTTGCGAATTGCTCAATCTCTTTCATCAGTTCAAGTCCGAATCCACCCATCCTGTGACTTTTTGCTAAGAACATACTTTCAACGTTCGCAACTTTCTTCCCGTAGTGAGGAAGTGTGAACAGCAAGATGCTCGCGAATCCGACGAGCTTTTCCTCTTCGAAGACTCCGAACGAATGCATCAAACCCGTCGATTGCATGTGAGCGTAAATCTCTCTCTGAGGGCAGATGACTCCGATCTCTGGAATCGAACACTCATCCGCGTACTCTTTCAGCAAGTCTTCTGCGTCCAGAATGTCCGTACACGAAACCCGCTTGATTACGAGATCAGCAACCAATTCGTTCCATCCGATTGAATCGAGAATCTGTCGAACTGAGCCGTCAAAGTCTGAGCGCCGTTCAACACGCCGTTGAGCGTGAACGTGTTCCCATCAGCAGAAGTCTTCACGTAGTTGATCACTGTTCCCTGAGCCGAATACCCTGTCGTAGCGTTCAAGCCAGCGGGAGGAACGTTTTCCGCGTAAGAACCTCCCGAAGTATCGACTTCCTTCAACTGAATCATCGTCTGAACAGTCTGAAGCCATCCCCCGATGGGAGATGTCACATCGATCTGATCATCGACGATGAACGGACAGGGAACGAGAGAGAACGTGTCTGTTGGCATTACGACACTTTCCTCATCTGATCGCTCAACCTCTCGGAAGGTTGATAATCTGTCCCGCCGTATACGAATCCGTCAGCAATCGCAGCAGGAATAGGATCGCTCAACACGATCTCCCACAGCCTGTTTCTGCCTCTACCCAGCATCGTCTTTCTGACTAACTTTCCGAACTCTCCCGGAAATCTCAGCGAGAGTATTCTGTCGTTCGACCAAGTCCTTCCGCCGTCGTTCGACCACCTTAGAATCATCTGTACCGGACGCGATACACCGTTTCCATCAAGAAGCGGAGCAGTCCCGTACACAGCCGTCCACATAGCGATGTCATCAGCCGTCGGCGAAAGTCCTGTCTCTATGTCAAAACGCGCCTCCGAAAAGTAAATCCACTCGTTCTCTTTCGAGATCGTCGGCGAGCGTCTAGTTCTGACGATCATATGTCCATCGTCCGTGTTGTATTTCGAAGACTGTTCGTAAATCTTTCCGCTTGCCCAGTCGCCTACAAGATGCTTCCCGAAACAGTAAGCGTGACAAGTTGCGCGTTCTGCCTGTCGGATTCCGAAGTTTTCGTTGAAACTCGAACGTTGATGCCATAAACCGGAAGCAACGTCATAACCCCACGTTTCGTTCTGAGCGACGAATCTCAGCATCCAGTACGTGTGTCCGTTCTCCTGATACGTCCAGCCGATTGCGTCTGAAGGCGTCGTGTAGCTCTGCCAAGCAAGTTCTGTCGCGTGAGTCGAGACTCTTTCTCCCGTCGCCCCGCTCAAACGTCTCGCAACGAACGCTCCGCGCTCGTCTTCGTCCAGCCAAAACAACGTGTTGTCTAACTTCGTCGTCGCAAACGTTGCTCCCGCTCCGTCTTCGCCCAAGGCGTTTGAGATCGGAATGAAGACAGGAAACCCTGCTCCGGCGTTGTAATAGACGGCAAACTTTTTCAATGAATAGAAAACTGGATTCCTTCCCGATACTCCCATCGATGTGAAGTTGTCGGGGAACAGAGAGATCGTCGCGATGTTCAAACCGTCCCATGTAGTTCCGTCCTCCAAGTTAGATTGCTGAAACGTGTGCGAGTTTTGAATCGTCGCGAGAAAGTATCCGTCACAGAATTCGATCTGCTGAACTGGTCCGTTGAACTGCGCCATGTTGACAGCAGTCAGAATGTTCGTCGCGAGCGTGAAAATAAACAGATCGCCGTTCGACAGGATAAGAAGTTGCGTCTCGTTCGCCCGGATCATCGGTTTAGACAAAGGTTGTCCGTTCAGAGCACCTCTATCTGTGACGTTGCCTGCTGCGTCGATCTCGTAAAAATGAGATGCAGCAGCAAACATTCTTCCGTTCAGCGTGAAATCTTCCGGAACCGAAGTCTCGTTCACCAAGTCAGCGAACTCTTTTCTTCCCGGAGCCGAAAACATGCCCATCGTCGTCTTGGCATTCTGCGAACCACTGATCTCGCAGATCCAGTTGTCCGCAATCTCGTCATCGAAGTTCTGAGAGATAGCCTTGTACGACGGACCGCATAATCCGTAACGCGCCATTTTTCTACTCGGGTAGAAACTTCAAGTTCGTCAGTTGAGAGAGCGCAGGAACGATGTACTTGTCGTTGAACTGCTTTTCAGTCAGCGTCCCTACAGCATCCGCTCTGTCAACCTTCACTGCGATCCAGACAGCAGCCTTTTTCGAGTCGTTTTTCTCTTTTGGATCGTGAATCCTGATCGTAAGGATGTAAGAATCGTCTGCCATTCGCTGCCTTTTCGTTTCCTAGCGACTTTTTACGACGGGATGACGGTTAGCTTCGGTATAAGCGACTCCCCACGTGTGGGCCGCTGTGCTGCTGTACATCCACGCGTCTGCGAGACGTTCGTGATGCTTGTGCCGCGCTAACTCGTACATTCCTACCGTCAGTCCGAATTTCGCCCCTTGTGCTACAGCCAACCACGCTGTTCCGTGAACGAATGGACGCTCCAACGGATTGACTTCAGGAGCAGTCCACGCACGAGTGTTGATCCGCTGATTCGTGAAATACGCATCCGCTCCGTGACTGGCGCCCAACGCGAGAATCAGGATCAAGGTTTTCATTGATAGTAAGTAAGTACCGCTAATATCGCGAGGACCACGGCTACAGCAGCTGCTAACAGCAGCCAAAACGTTGCTCTGTCTTCAGGATTCAATCTCATCCCCACGTCCGGCTCTTGTAGTTGAATGTCGTCTCTTTGTGCGACTCTCGTCCGCCCGGAACACCAGAATCCCGAGTAGACATCCTCGGAACTTGTGTGTTCAAACCGAACACAGCCGCTCTCGCGTTCGCTGCATTTCTCAGCAGAACAGGATGAGCCGCTTTCTCTGATCCCGGAAGCGCATCCTCAGCCAACGAAAGCATCATCGCGTTCCGATAACCCGGAGGAACCGTGTTGACGGTCTGATTCGGTCCGCCTATCGGATCAGTGATCGAAACAAACTGATTGATCGTCGTCCAGCATTCGAGACGCGCTCCGTATGCTGAATTAGGAATCGGCCAGAAGTAAATCGAGCCGTTCGGAAAGTCTGGCGAGTAAAAGAAATCCGTGGGCTGCTGAGACGGTAGCAGTTTGATCGACTGATCCATCCACCAAGCTCTGTCTCTTGGTTGCAAAGGAACTTCGACTTGCGGCGTCACATTGTTCAGAATGATGTTCGCCTTCGGAATCCGCGTCGGTCTCTGAGTGACAGAGAACGTCGCTCCCGCTCCCGGACCAATCGTGTGAGGAGAGAGATTCGGAACAAGTGTGTAAGTGTTGAACGTATACGCCCAAACAAAGTTCTGTCTCGTTGCCCAAGTGTCGAGCAAGAAATTCAACTTCCTGAGCAGCCACTGGCCTACATCCGGTTCGAGTTCATCGCCGGGAGACGTGATTCCGATCTCTATCGCGGCATCGAGACATATGTCTCCGACCGTATAGCCTAGTGGCTGTTCAGAACCGGGAGGAACTATCGGCATTTACTGTCCGCTGTCCGAGATCGCGAGCACGACGCTGCCGCTTCCAGCGACCGTCGGCGTTCCTGTGACGTTAAGATTTCCGTCAGCACCGATTGAAACACTGACGCCATCCGGCAACTGATTCGGACTCGAAGAATCAACCGCTACGGAATACGGAGCAGTTCCACCGCTGATGAGATCGAGTCCAGAAGTTACGTTCAGAGCTTGACCTACTTGTCCTGCGACTGATCCAGAAGTTGCAGATTCTGTGAAAGGTTGAGGGGCTGGCGAGATGTTGAGCGTGAGTGTGAATTGAAGTGTTGCCACGAATGATTCTCCTTCTTTGATTTTCTCGACTAAGCAACGCAGAAGACGTTCGAAAAGATGCTCTATTTCTTCGTGCCCCATGAAGCCTTCTGTTTCTTGCCGTTCTCTTTCTCCGGCTCAGGTTCGGCTTTCGCTTCGACTGGCTCCGCTGCCTTCTGGGATAGCAGAAAAGCCTCTTCCTCTTCCTTCGAGTTCACGATCTTGTAAATCGGATTGTCTCGGTTGTCGCGCCCGATCTCGACTCCCGTGTTCTTGGGATACGCTTGATGTTCGTAAGCGCTCCCCGTGATGTGCTCGTGCTTCAGTTCTTTAACGTTTCCGTTTTGCATTGCTGTCTCCCTCTGCGATTCCAGACGAAGTGAACTTTGACGCTATTTCAGGATTCGTCAACGGATCGAGTGTTCCCTGAACTCCAGCGTTTTCAAGAATCAGTTCCTGAATTCGCTTGTGAGCCTCTTGAGCAGTCACGTATCCCTGAGACTCGGCGAGTTTCAGTTCCTCTTCCGTGTTTACGATCACGGTCGCGGGAGTCGAAGCAGGAAGCGGCATCGGCGGAAGAGTCGGATTCGCTGCGTTCCTCCGCATGATCCCGTTGCGCTCAGCTTCGATCTTCGGATCGTTGTGCGCCCGGTGATACAAGACTTTCGGGAAAGACTGGTGACGGTACTGCTTCCAGTTCGGAGAGCGCTCCGGATGATGAATGTCGAACGAGTCATCTGACTGCTTGATGATCTGGTTCTGTGTCTCGCTCAGAAGTTCGAGCAAAGCACGCTTTTTTTGCTGAAGGTCTTGGAAATCAGTTGGTGTACTAGCCATTTGTCATCTCCTATCGGAAAAGTGCCATGAGAATCAAATCGAGCAGAAGGAGGCCGCCGACGATTCCTGCGGCGATCCCTGTTGCTACAGCCGACGCGATGAATGCCCACTCTTTCATGAAAGAAGGGCGAAGCCTCCCCAGACTCCGCCCTTACCCTGTTTACGCGCCTCTGAAAACTATTGCTGTATAGGTTTGAGAGGTCAAATCTCCGGTTTCGTACTGCTCAACACTCATAAACTTTTCTCCTAACTATTGAGTAGTGGGATCGTTCTTATGACAGAACCATCCCACTAGACAGTTTAAAGCGAGTAAATGCCTACCGATGCGCGGATATTAGCTCCGGAATCGCTAGTGGCCGTTACCCACCGGAATGTGATGACATCGCCAGCGGCTACGGAAACTCCGTGAGCGAGGTCCGAACAAGAAGTTCCGGAGGCAGCAATCGTACAAGTAATTGCTGTCGCCGATCCGTTTTTCATTACAGTAAGTACGTCTTTAGACGAACCCCCTGTAACTGCGGTTCCGGCAGATACTCGCAGATTCGCGAGTTCTCCCGAAATTGGCACAACAAACCCGAAGGTTGCTGTCGTAGCCGAACCACAAGCTGCTCCGTTCAAATACTCGGTTTCAGCCGAACCTAAATTTCCCGTACAGAAACTTGATGCTGTTGCGTGAGCCGCAGTCCACTGTGAGCCGATGCCGCTGTTGAACCAATTCCCATCAGAGTAGCATTCAAATCTCTTGCCGTCCGACAGATTGATCCACGGAAGCACGTAAGCGAGTCCCGAAGACGCCGTACAAGTACCAGCAACATCGTAATTCTGGTACAAGTTCGGGCGTCCGACGTAGACCGTAGCTCCGGAAGCATGAAGCTCAGCCTTCGTCCCATGTGTTCCACGGGTCACTTGCATGTACGTCCCGTTGACTGAGTTCGTCACAACGTCCATCGCTTCAGTGTCAACATACAGAGTCGTCTGAACTGAAACAGTGGCCGTCACGTTCGAAGCCGAAGCCAACACGACGCCTGTCGAAGACGTGGAGCTGATCGCAGCCGACAACGTGGTTGTAGTGAGTGATTGAGAGCCTTGAGACTGAGCGCTCACCGTGCGAGGCAAGTAGCTCAGAACGGCAAGAGACAGCGTCAAGACGCAAGCGAGAGAGAGAGCAAGTTTGAAGTTTTTCATGGTTGTTTTTTGTCCTCTCATTAGCTGCACAAGACGCGCACGGCGCAGTTGTCTGGGTAAAGCGGGCCGAATCCCATCAGGACATCAGCACGTGTCACCTTTTTGCGCTCGATTGGATCGAACATCTCAAGCAATGCGATTGAGATGCCCGTGTCAGGATCAGTAGCCCGCGCAGACCACTCGCAAGCCTTCGGAATTTCGAGAGGAACGCCGACCATCGCGTAAGCATCTTTCGTCAGCGCAAGGCCGTTCATTCCCGATGCTCCTGATGGCGAAGCAGTTCCGGGATAGAACGTCAGTGCAGAACCATCGGCTGCAAGCGTCGACACGTTCTGATACTGCGAACCGGGGCCGAAGATCGCAGGCGAGATGTTGATCGTGTCAGCACCACCAGTCAGTGTGAAGTCCTGAGTGACGACGAACTGCTTCAACGTGTTCGAAATGTTGTTGCGGTTCATCGGGTTCACAGCGTAGACGGTAGCGATGTTGAACACGTCGCCAGCTTTCAGAGTGTCAGCAGCGGTTCCAGTGATGATCAACTGAGAGCCTTGCTGATTCGCGCCCGTGACAGTGACAGAGTGTGAAGCCGCGGTTCCGGCAGTCAGACGCTGCAAGTTCACGGACTCGTACCAATCGAAGCCGCTCATCTTTCCCATCGAGCCTTGCTTGTACTGCTTCGAAATCTCGCTCGTGGGATTGAAGAACGACGCGATTGCCGGGATCAGGGAAGTTCCTACAGCCGGAGGATAGAGCATGCCCCAATCCCCGTTCTGCGGTGCTCCCTGCTCGATCAAGCGTTGACGCGCTTGCTGAAACGTAGTCATCGACGCGGGATCGACGCCCAACTGTCCGACGATGTTCGAAGTGTTCAAGGTTGCGAAGTTCGCGAAACGGGTGTCGATCTCGTTCGCCAACTGAGCCATCAGTTTGTCGATGTACTCTTCCTTGAACCACTCGCGACCACGTTCCATCTTCAGTGCTCGCTCTACAGAGTCCACTTGGAAGTGGATGCCGAACACTTGATTGCAAGTGACGGTCGTGTAGATGCGGTTGATAGGCTGCGGTTGGAATGCCAAGCCATTCGTCACCAACCAGCGCTGAGGAAGTTTCACGCGCACTGTTTCGCCGACGGCGAACTCGCGGTCAAACTCCTTCTCGTATTTGTGAGTAGCGAACTGCGCACAGACCAAGTTGTTCAACAACATACGCAGTGACTCGGCTGCTACCCAGTCTACAAATTGAAAAACGTTTGCCATCGCTCAGATTCCTCTGCGAAAGCCGCCTATGCCCCACGAGAGGCGCGGAACTTGCGAGCATCGCGCTCGTTCTGTATCCGCATGTATTCGGCGACGTTCTTGCTTTCGAGTGCCGCTTCAGCGTCATCTCGGGAAGCAGAGCGTCTCGCGCTCACTTCCGTGACTGGCTTCGGGAGCACTACGGGTTCTTTTTTCGCAGCAGGCTCAGACTTCTTTTCTTCGTCAGGCGAGAGGGTCAATTCGATGTGTGTCAGCTTTCTGAAGATTTGAGCAGGAGTCATCGGATTTCCTACACGCTCGAAGTTGTAGGTTCCGTCAGCATTCTTTGTCGTCGCTTTGAGTCCCGTCATCTCAGTCAAGACTTCAGGGTTTGATCCGAGATAGTAAGCAATCTCAGCCCCTTGATCGCTGTCGAAGATGAACGACTCGATTGGAGAACCCTTGAATATCGGTAACTTAGGGTTCTGCGCGACTTCTTTCCAATCAGAATGCTTTTTCGCTGACTCTTTCACGCGCTCGCTGAATTTCTCGATGACGACTTTCTCGGCTTCGGCGAGTTCCCGCGCCTTCTGAGTCTTGGTGTCTTCATCTGTCCGACTCTTTTTTGCTTGTTCGTCGCGCCATGCATCGCGTTCGTCTTCGTACTTTGCGACAGCGTCGTCGAACTCACCGAGAGTCTTGTATTTGAATTCACCAGCCTCATTCTTGTCGTCCATCTTTGGGCGGACTGGCTTCTTCGTCTCCGCAGCCGTCTGCGATTCGGCTTTCTGCTCAGCAGGCTTCTTCTCTCCCCGGAGTGATGCCAGTTCCTCTTCCAGCTTTTGTGCGCGTTCCCGTTCTTGTCTCAGATAGCCGAACAGTTCCTCGAACCGCTCGTCTGTCCTTGAAGTCTTTCCCTTCTGCGGTTTATCGGTTGCCGAATCCGATGCGGTTGCAGGCTTGGTTTTCTTTTCGACGTGAGCCGATGCGTCGTCCTTCGTTTCAGACTCAGTTGCTTCGGTTTTCTTTTCGTCTTTCTCTGCGGTCTGCGAAGCCGCTTTCTCAGCAGAAACTTTTCTCTCCGACTCAGTCGGGGGAAGATCACCCTTCGAGCGCCAAGCGGATAGTTCCTCGCCAGTCGCTCCGTTCAGTCTGTCTTGCACTGAAATTTCAGTGTCAAGATTGTCGTTCGGTACTGTAGTCGGCGTTCCCACGTTTTCACCTCTCAGTTTTGAGTTTTTCTACTCGGTAGAATTCTGATCCGGCTGAGCGTTCTGCATAGCCGTCATTCCGGCTTCATGTGCTTGATCGCTCTGCTGTTGGCTCTGTTGAATAGCTGCCTGCTTGTCGGCAATAGCGTGCTCTTGCGCATGATCTTGAGCCTGCATCGCTGCCTCGTGTGCCGCTCCGTGATTCTCTTGCCAGAACGTCTGATACATCTGCTGACGCTGTTGATCGTCTTGAGATTTCGCTTGAATCTCAGCGATCAGAACTTTGATGTCGTTTGCCAACTGCGATCTGAAGTTCTCGTTGTCCTGCTTCATCGCCTCAAGATGAATCTTCGTCTGCTGCTCCAAGACTCTCCCGGCACGATCCTCGTGAAGCGCGGCGTTCTCCTGCTGAAGTTGCTGAACGAGTTGCTGCAACTGCTGGCTTTGCGCTTGAAGCTGTTGCGGGTCTCCCGGCTCAGGAGCGAGTATCTTTACAACTTCGTCCATGATCGGACCCATTTGCTGATACTTGATCGACAATGCGAGAATCTGCTCTCTCTTCGCGGGATCAGCTACGAGCGCAGCCAATTCCTGAACCAGTGTCTTCAGGAAGTCTTGAGCAGCATCGCGTTCTGAATCCTCGTTCGGGCCGACGCTCACCGTAACGTCGAACTCTCCGAGTTTCATCTGATAGTGATACTGATCTCCGTCTGGTCCTTGAACTGGCTGATCCGTGTTGATCTTGACGAGCATTTCCTTGCGATCTTTCTTCATGATCGGGACTTCGCGCTCGTTCACTTCCACCTTTGAGATGAGATCGTTCACGATCCTTCCGGCAGCAGCAATCGCTCTGTTATAGTTTGCGATGAAGTGATACGACCCAAGATCGCTCTGCTCGTCTAACTCCTCAATCGCTCTTCCGCTTTTGACGTTCGTGTCATTCTTTCCGATAGACGAGTTATACATCCCGATGGCACTCTGAGCAGCCTTCGCGAAACTCTCTGCGCCGATCTCAAGGTTCTGAATCGGAGGATCGAACGGATCGCGCTGCGGAGGAGGAAGCGGATTGTCGTCTGCCGTCATTCCTTCGACTCGCGCCTTGTAGTACAAGAATGCTTTCGGAGAGCGGTTCGCGTCTTCTACTTCTTCCTCGTGTCCTTCGAATTGCCCTTCTGCCGCCATCCAGTTCGACTTTGGAACCATAGACGCGGCTTCCATTTCGCAAGTCTTGAAGTAGTTGTAGCCCATCTGAGCATCGCGGGCATTCCGGATGAGCGATTGAAGCACACGCTTCGAACCTTGAGCCTCGTCGAGATACAACTCCTTTCCGAAACATGGCACTATCGGAATCCACTTTCCAAGCCACGCATTCTCTTCCAAGATTTCAACGCCGTTCGTGATGTACTGCACGATCTTTTTGCGCTTTGCTTCGCGTGTCTGAACTACCTTGTATCGCGTCGATCCAAACACAAGATTCTGAATGTCGCCTTTTCTTTCCAGTCTGGCTCCTTTGAGGGATGACAAAAACTCAGACAAAGGTCCGACTTTCGGGTCCATGAATTGCACTAACTCATCGTCTTCTTCCTCGACGCGCCAATACTCAGCAATCTGAATGAACTTCTCTTTGACCCATTCGGGATAATCCCCTGCAAGTCCGTCGAAGTCTGTGATCGATGCTTTCGGATACTTCCTCTTGAACTCGTTGATGAGAATCTGATCGAGAACGAAGCAGTGTTTCGCATCCGAGCAGTCGATCTCTTTGCACGCTTGATCGAACAGGATCGCGTCGGGATTCGGAACGCGGCAAATCTTGATGATTTGCTCGAATGATTTCTCGCTCTCGTAAGCCAGAAGGATTCTCAGATAGCCGTAGGAACGCTGACAAGCATTCTCCAACATCGTGATGTAGGCATCTTGAGCCTGAGAGCGGTATTGAATAGCGCGGACGCGGTTCTCTCTGAACTCGGCGAGCTGAGCCGTTGCTCCGTATCCCGCTGGACTGATCTTGATCTCTCGCGGATGCTGTCGGACTTCATTGATGATCAGATTCGTGTACTGATTAAGAATGTCGATTGCTACGATAGGCCTGTTCAGTTGCTTGCGAGCTTCTTTCTCTTTTTCGGGCCAAGGATCGTTCGCGATGAACTTGATGTCTTCTGAGCCAGCGTCCCGGATGTCCTTGAATGCCTGAGTATCCCACTCGAAGTTCTCGACTAGTTCTTCAAGCAAGGCGTCAGATGGATTATCTCTGACGTTTATCCCCACACGAGACTGGGTATTATGAACTCGTCCGGTATCAGGCATTACTGAGTTTTTGGAATGCGAACTTTGCGACGTTTCGGAGCACCTGCGAACAAGTACTTGAACTCCGGAACCTTGAACGCGAGATGCGGCCTGAGCGCATCGTATGCAGGCTTGCGCTTGAGCAACGGAGTCGCGAGCAAGAATGCTTTGAAGTGTTTCAGATTCACGATGCGCTTCGCGAGCGCTGGAGCAGGATCGATCAGCGAGATGCCTGCGTCCATCAACATTTCTGCTGCTTTAGCGTCCACGATTCTTCTCGCTTTCTTTCTGATTACGCCAGCACTGTTCACACAGATCGTGCTGAAGCAAAATCTTTCCCTTCAGTCCAACTAAACGTCTCGGCTTCCTCGGCGTCATCGCTGGTCGTCCGCACTCGCAGAGCCTACGCTTTCGATGGCTTTCTTCCGCCACCTTGCCTCCGCCAGTCATAAGCGTTCGTCTCTGTGTACGAGTGCTTCCTCTGTCCGCCTCTGCCTCGCGCTACGACGGCGTTCGCTTCGCGCACGGCTCTGCCTTCGTCTCCGGTAGTTGCGAGTACCTTGTTCGCGACATCAGACCACTGACGCTTCTTTTTCGGAGTGTTCGCTTTGTGAGTGTGTCGCTTAGGTCCGTTGCTCGGTGTCCAAGGCATTTTTATCTCTTTTCTAGGCTCGTACTAGTCAATGTGTTATACTTCGTACCTATGAGTTACAGAACAGATCCTGCATACATCTTGAAAATGTCTGAGGCATTGAAGCGTTATCACTCAGCACATCCCGGCGCGAATCGAGAGAGTCTCAAGAAAGCTGAAGTTGCTCGACTCGCGTCTAAGAAATGGCGTAAGTCGATGAAGAAAGTTATGACTGCCGGACGCGAGAAAGCATGGACCTCGGAAAAGCGTCTTGCAGCGGCAAGTCGAAACATCGAAAAGGCTCTTGCTATTCCTGATCGGCGAGAGGTTTCCCAGAGAGCCGCTAAAACTGCTCAAGCAACCTATCGCAAACACAACGGAGTATGCGCTATTTGTGAGCAACCGTGTCGTTTGTGCAAAGATCACTGTCACAGTACCGGAAGGAAACGTGGGACCATTTGCCATATTTGCAACTTTGGACTTGGTAATTTCAAAGATAACGTTCAATCTCTCAAGAACGCGATTCAATATCTTTACCGTCACACCCGATCAGATTTCCAGTTATAGGCAGAGGAATCAATCTTTCCCTTTATTTCTTTTTTGTCAGCTTTCGCTGTAGAAAACCAGTCACTACAGTAGCTGTCGATCGGAGCTGGAATCTTGTCGCTTCCATGCCAGGCGACGAAGTACTCGTTCCCACACAAGCCCTTCTCCGCATCCTTGAGATACTCGCACTTCTTGCAAGACGAGCCGCCTTTCGGCACTCGCATTCCCGCGACATGTCCTTCAGGATATTCAGGCTCTGGCATGACATAAGCAACCGCAGGAGAGTTTCGCGCACTGACAATGTTTGTGATGCTCGCAAGCGTAAGAGATCACTGAACTGTCCGGCTGAGCGTATGTAGAATCTTTCCCGAACTTCGGCTTTCCGTTCCAGCCGCTTCCGCGTGCGCCGTCTACGACGATCTTTTCCGAGAGCGGGATCGCCTTCACGCGCTATTCCTCGTCTTCCTCTTCGTCATGCATCGCGTCAGGCTCATGCTCTCCGCCTTCCGCTTTCATCACTTGATGAGGAATCCCCAAGTGCTTCGCGAGATGATGAAAGAGATGTCCTTCCATCACTGGATGTTTCTCGCCCTTCGCGAAAACGTGAGTTTCCGGCGAGTGCTCGTAATGCGTGAAATGATGCTCGGCAACGTGACCACCGTTCTCTGCTTCGCTCACGCGGATGTGATCGAGTTCTTTCTTCATCCTCGGATTCATCCCGCCGTGCGCCATTTGCGTCATTGCTTCTGCTTTCGCCATCACTGATTCTCCTTTTCTGAATTGTGAGGGGCTGAGTCTGTGATCTCACGCCCCTCGTCCGAAGCGGCAGTGTCGGAGGAGACGGTTGGAGCCGCTCCGGATGTCATCGCCTTCACGAGCATCTCTTCCATCACCGCGTCTAAATCTGCTGCCGAAGGAAGTCTCATTTACGAGAGCGTCCAGTTGATCTCGGCCAGAACTTGCCACTTCCCCTGATAGGCTTGCAGACAAAGATACGCTCCAGCGTGAGCAGCAGCCGTCTCTAGATTGACATTCCCGGAACCGTCCTGAAACAGTCCCGTAGCTGTCACAGTGTGAGCGTATGCCGTAGTCGAGAAAATCTCGATGGTCACGCCGTCATCAGTTCCGGAAGTAGGAGCGGCCAGCGTCATAGCTGCGACTCCTGCCTTCGTGATTGCGTAGCTTTGTGGAGTGTGCGGGTCGATTGCTCCCGATGCCGTGATCGCGACGACATCGTTAAGCAGTAGCTGACCCGCCGTCTGCTTCGTGAATGCGCCTGTCTGCACTGCTTGAGTCATAGATTCTCCTTAAATCGTGTCGCGCCTGATAGCGCAAGCACGCTGATGCGAATGTCCGTGAATCATTGCACAAACTGAATTCGAGTCATGCTTGTATTCATCCCGCCAGTTCGATATGTCGACTATCGTGGGAAAGTCTTCCAGCCAAACTGTCTGACTGACTGCAATCGTGCTCAACAACATGAACGCGAAGCGGATCATGAGTGATGAAGCAGTCGGTTCGCCTTCGCTTTGATCTTCGCAGCGCTGGAAGCGCTCAATTTGCCCTTCTTGACCATCTGCGTAGCACGGGCTTTCGCGTTCGCAGCGTGAGCACGGTCCGGCATCGGATATGCTCTGCGACCGGGAAGTCCGAACGTATGACTTGAGAGTGAGTTCCGCGCAGCCGTTGTCAGTTTAGCCATTTTTCCTCGCAAACAAGACTCCACACTGCTCGCACCACAGCACAGTGAAGTCCTTCAGTTGAAATGTCTCGGGATTCTGATACGAATCGTTTCCTACTGCTATCGGTGCGTTGATTTCTTTGCACGTTTGATGTCCGTTTGGACAAGTAATCGGATTCCCGTCGCATTGCTTCGCCTTGCCATTGATCAAGACTCCCTGCTGCGGCTTCGCGAAGAGTTCTTGAGTAGCAGCAAGCATTCCTGATCCGTACCAGAACGCTGAGCGGCGAGTCATCGTCATAACATCGCGAGCGAGTTGCGCCCAATTACTGGCCTTTGCATCGGATCGCGTACGGGAAGCGGAGCATTCAACTGCTGGGGCTGATCGGGATTCTGCGCTGGCATCACTGGTCCGCTCCGTACTGGAACAGGCACCGAGTTTCCGAATCCCATGTAAGGCGACATGATCGGAGACATTGGATAGGGATTCACAGGAGCTTGCGGAGGGCGATAGCCGAACTGCTGAAACGCTGGATTCGGACCCCACGTTGGCTGAGCGAAGTGCGTCGGCATGTTCGCTTGAACGGGCTGCATCGGCTGTCGCACAGGATGCTGGATAGGCTGATAGCCGTTGAGTCTCGCTCCAAGCGAGTTCACGCCGTTGAATGCTGCCTGATTAGCGATCATGTTGCTTTCTTGTTCACGATGTTGAAGACTTCTTGTTTCAAAGCCTGAGCCCTAGCGCAGTATTTCTCGCTCGCTGCGCACTCTAAGCAACAGCGATAGTGTTCATCGAGTCGTAAATACGGCTGATCAACGGGGCAATAATATACTTGACAAATCAGAATTCTGTGTTTAAAATTAGACACATTGAAGGCAAGCATATGAAACCAAAGACCTTACAAGACGCTATTCTCTTCTTCTCGAATCCCGACAATGCTCTGGAATACATGAAGCGCCTCCGCTTTCCCGATGGCAAGGTTTACTGCCCACGGTGCGGTCGGGAGGATGTTGTTTTCCTGAAGAACCAGCGCAAATGGCAGTGCAAGTCTGTCCATCCCAAGCGGCAGTTTTCGGCCAAGGTCGGAACTGTGATGGAAGACTCTCCGATCCCTGCGGACAAGTGGCTTACCGCTGTCTGGATGCTCTCGAATTGCAAGAATGGCGTCTCGTCCTACGAAGTGGCGAAGGCGATTGGCGTTACCCAAAAGTCGGCATGGTTCATGCTTCACCGCATCCGTTTGGGGCTGTCGCTCAACGCAAGGAAGTTCGGAACCAAGACCAAGATTGGCGGAGGCTCTGGACCTGTCGAAGTTGATGAGACTTTCGTTGGTGGCAAACTGAAGAACATGCACAAGGATCGCCGCGCACGGTTCGTATCGGAAAAGGGATTCGGCACTGGCGGATATGTCGGCAAGACTGCCGTCATGGGAATGCTTGACCGCGATCTCCGCACCGTTCGCGCCAAGGTGATTCCAAACGTAAAGCGCGAGACTCTTCAAGCTACTCTGCTGAGCGAAGTGAAGCACGGCTCTAAGGTCTATACCGACGAAGCAGTCGGCTATGACAAGGTTAGCTATAACTTCGTTCACGACGTTGTGAACCACATGGAGACTTACGTTAATGGGCAGGTTCACACCAACGGAATCGAGAACTTCTGGAGTCTGCTGAAGCGGACTCTGAAGGGAACCTACGTTGCCGTGGAACCTTTTCATCTTGAACGCTACGTTGACGAACAAGTTTTCCGCTACAACAACCGCAAGCATGAAGACAAAACTCCGATGACCGACCTAGAACGCTTTGAAGCTGCTTTGCCGATGTTCGCTGGCAAGCGCCTTACCTTCGCTGAGGTCACTGGTAAGGATGAAGAAACGCCGTTCTAATCGGTTTTATCGGCGGCGCGGTCCGAAGAAACGCGCAAGCGAACAACCGCCATAATGTCATCACGCTTCATATTTAACCCTTGAACGGCTTTCATTAGCATTGCAAGCTGCTCAGATGCTTTGTTTACTGGTGCTCCGGTTCTCGGATCGGATGTTGATCTGAACCAATCCCGAGGACAACTAGGACACTTGAAAATAAATTGCGGTTGCGTGTCAGTGATAGGGTAAAAAACACTAGCTCCGCACTCACATTGCAAATCAATTCCCAGCACATCCTTCGGTTCGATTAGAACTCTTGTTTCGCTTGTCATTTTTCTTCTCAATTTTCTTGGTTTTCTCTTTATCTAACTCAGCTTTTATATCGTCATGCGAAACCTTCATCAGATCTCGCATGGTGCGGTCAAAGTTTTCGAATTCAGATTCCTTGTTCATGCCAATCACCCTTCTGGTTATGCTTATCAACCCAAGATTGCAAAGTCTGGAGTCGTTCTTTAGTCCATCCAACTTTGAGCAATTCTGAGATCAAATCTGTTGGCAGTTTCCTCCACTTGCTTCCAGGAATTAGGCCGTGCTGCTTGTAATGCTCCGCTAATTGTTCGATTTGATGTCGCCCCAGAATACCTCCGTAGCCTTTATTGCATTCGGCTATCGGCAGACAAGCTTTAGCCCTAGGACTTGCAGGATTTACCTGATTTTCGCGGAACCCATAAGCGAAATAATCGGCAGGATCAAGACAGACAGTAGTTTGATGCGGCCTAAAATCTATGTCCTTGACGCGGCGATCCATCTTTGCAAACTCGAATACAAACTTACGAAGTAACGCCATCGTCCTAGCGCGTCGGCCCTCTTGGAGATCGAAAATAAACATGACCTCATCATTTGGGCCAAGCACTTCTTGAAGCACAACACTGATGCAGGTCGTTGCGCACATGACATAGGGATTTGTGAAACTCTCGTTAATTTTTCCTTTTATCAAATCTTCCACGTCTTTGTGCCATACCCCTACCCTTACCAAAGAGAGGTTGTATTTATGTGGAATCGGACCTAATCGCGCTAGGTCTTTGACGATATTTTCGTAGCGCCGATTCCACCTCAATTTCGTCATGTGAAGATTCTTTCGGTGGTGCCCTAACTCCGCAATCCATTCGGCAATGAATCCACTCCACTGAGCCTCGTCGCCTATAAAACCTGCTACGTTACAAAATTTTTCAGACGGAGCAAGTCCGCTCTCATCGAAGTAAGCTGTGAACATGGCCAACTTTAACCTCTTGGGATCGCCGCGAAAACCGTGACAGGTATATACCTGCACAAGATTCTTTAGGATGCGCTGCGATTCTCCAACCCGCAATTGCAGGTCAGTCATAGCGCACCCCCGCTACGAGCATCTTTACACTTGGGTCTTGATTCCGCAAGTATATTAATGCCATCAACGGTGAGATTTGCAGTGTCAATTCCGAAATCCTCGCCTTCGAATAGATCGCTCATTGATCCCATCCGGAAAGCATGTAAAGCCTCTCCAACTCCTCAACTTCCACGCGCTTGTTCCCGCTCAGTTCGTCGTACATTTCCTCATGCCACTGATCGAGCAACTGACACAAATAACCGAACGCTTCTTCGCCAGTCATGTTCACTGTTTCGCGCTCTACAGCGTCGATGATGTCTTTGATCGTCATCGTCAACTCCAAGCTGTGATCGGAATCCTGCGCAGATGTACGGGCTTCACTGGCTTCGCCTTCGGCTGTTCCTTGATCGCCACAGCCAGATACCTGAAAGCGTCTGCCGGATGGCTGGCCCAATTGTGAAGCGGCGTCCGCTTGTATGTCCTCAAGTCCTGATCGTACTCGTAGCAGTAATGCCGGAGCGCTTGAAGACCATCAGCGCATTTCTCAGAATCGAACCAGCATCGGCTGAAGATCGATCTCGCTGCCGCGATTCCGTCATCTATCGAGAGGTTAGGGACGATGCTCACTTTCCTGTTCGCTCCCTCAAGTTGCTGCTGGATCGATTTTCCTGCTGCGGCAAGCGTTTGAGCCTTAGCGTCATGAGGCAAGTAGTCCGTCCCGTACAGATACGGCTTGGATCGCAATTCCTTGAGGTAATAACTCAAGTCTTTCAAGCAATCGCTCAAGAAATCGATGATCCTGAACTCGAATCCAATCGACTGAGCGAACCAGATCGAAACGTTGTCGCCGTAGCCCAAGTCCCAGTACGTGTCTACTGGCCTGACAGGATCGTAAGGAACCCGCGTGATCCTCTGTCCCTTGTCGGCTGCGATCAGTTGCTCGCGGTAGATAGCCCCTTCGACTACCTGCTTACACATTCCTTCGTAAACGTGCTGATAGTCGTCTTCGTTCGTCGCCTTCAAGTACTCCATCTCGCGTCTCAGCACGTCCGGGAACCAAGGATTGTCGCGCCAGTTGATCGTGACGACTTCGCACATCTCTCTCGGTGGAGGATTGACGGCGAAGCGCTTGTGAGTCTCGTCCGTCTCAAGATCCGGATTGTAACTGATCCAGATTTCCGATCCCTCTTTGCGCACAGTTGGTACGAGTATTTCCCATGAGCGCTTCGAGACGACGTGAGCCTCTTCAACCCAGCAGATGTCGCAGCCTTCGAACGACTTGATGTCAGTGACGCTCGCCTGTCTGAGTCCGACGAATGAAAATGTCGTTCCGTTCTGTCCGATGAGATGTTTCGTAGTGATCGAGTAGAACCAGTCCAAACCGAGCATCTTGACTTGATCGACGAGTAGTTGATATACCGACTCCTCGATAGACTTTTGAGTTTCACGAGCGCAAACGATTCTGAGTCTTCGTCCAGCCCCTTGAATGAGAAGCGCACGAGCAAATCCCCACGACTTTGCGCCACCACGTCCACCCTTCGCAACCTTGTACCGCTTCGGCGTGAAGAGGAATCTGAGCTTCTCTGGGAATTGAACATTAGCCATTCGACCCGTTTACGAATTCAATCTTCACGCTCGCGTCTATCGGTCCACCCTCAGCGCCAGTGACCTCGACCTTGTTCGGCGTCTTTCCATACGCTCTGTCGCACAGTTCCTTGAACACGTAAGCGTTGCCCTTCATCAGAGCGCGTCCGAGTGCTTTGTACGCTGCCTCCCGGTTGTTCTCTAAGATCGCCCGCGCAATGTCGGCTCCCACGTCGTGTTTCGGCCTGCCTCCCGGATTTCCTGTCTGTCCCGGCTTCCAAGGAACGAGATTCGCTAGACTATTCGGGTTGCGAGGCTTGCCACGTCTTTGAACTATCTGTGTTTTCTGTGAACTCGCGGTGGATTCTCGCTGCGCTTTGTTCTCTTCAATTGACTGAGCAGTTCTTGGCATAACTAATTGATTGATTCTTTAGGGGTTAGTATCTCTCCGCAGCGAATGCAGCGAGTCGGAGGAATTGACGAATCCGGAAAGTGTTCGAATTCGATGTCGTAACTCACAAGTCCGTCTGCTGACTGCAACGTGAAATCTACAGCGCACGGATGAACTTCGAAGTCTTCTTTGCCCTTCATGCGTTTGCCCTGTCTACTTCCGTCTTCGTGACCATAGCGCACCACCGAGCAGCACGCGCCCGAGCTACGTGAAATCCTACTTTGTTTCCTTTCGGATCATGGCAGCGCTCTCCCGCGGGAACGAAGCACACTTCGCAGTCAGCATCTATCGCCGAACCTATCGGCTTAGCTCCGGGATTCAACGATTCTTTCGAGTTCCGCTGCCAAGCAAGCTCCGCGTCTGTGAGCAGTTGAATCATTTTTCTACTTGAGTAGAAATATTCATGCGCCAAGCCTTGAGCGTCATCGACGCGCGCGTCTTCAGCGCCCGCCCAGCTCGTCCGTGATCGTTCTGCCAATCAGCAGAGCGCGGCTCCTGAAACTTCAGTCCGAATGCTACGTTAGAAGAGAGACTGTCGGGGATGTACTTGAACTGCTGAGGGACTATCCGAAGAAAGGTTGTGCCGGGAGGGAAAAGACGTATCACCTTGCGCGAGATCGACTCGGCAGCAAGACGTTGGAGCATCAATTCAGCAACAGCGCTCGATACGAATGTTGTGGGACGCGCTGTTCTTTCGTGGTAGTGAGCTAGAACTCCGACGTTAGGCACACTTATTTTTCAGGGTGCTCGCACTCAATGGCGTGAGTGTATTCCCCCGTCGAGCGCCGAAACTCTGGGACCGCCGACGAGCAATTGTAAGGAACTTCAATCGAAGTATATAGCACAGTACAGTAAAAGCTGTACACAATTATTTTCGGCGCCAGCGCAAAGGGCCGCTAGTGTTCATCCACACGAAAGACGCGAAGGCCGCAACGTTGAAAGAGATCATCAAGCGACACATCGATTCTCGCGTGCAATACGTGATGACTGACGATTCGACTACGGCAGCAATAGCGCTGCGCGAGGTTCCGATAGATGGGATACGCCCGAAGCATCGCGTAGTCAATCACAGCATCGGCCAATACGTGGTGAATGGATTCGTTCACACGAACACAATCGAATCAGCATTCTCGCTATTGAAACGTGGGATCATAGGCAGCTTCCACAAGGTTTCGATAAAGCACTTGCAGCGCTATTTGAATGAGTTTTCCTACAGGTTCAATCGGCGGGAAGATGCGGACGCATTCATAGAGACGGTGCGCCGTTTGGCGGGATTCCAACCACTGCCGTTTGATGTGCTCACTTCTGAGAAGGCTTAGGTGGTTTCTTGGGCGATTTTATTTCAGATGTTTTCTTAGGCGAAGTTTCGATCATTCGCTTGAGAAGTTCGTCGAATTGGCCTTTGTCCGTCTTCATAGATACACCCCTAAACAGCATCGCCCCAGGGACGGCTCTCTGGGGCGACGACTGCCAAAATTGTGTAGCTAACCTGTCCCGTTAGCAGTTATCACGCTATCGAGCGGGAAAGGTTCGTGTCAAATTATTCAAGTAACCCGGAAGGATACGCCTGTCCTCATACCCTTTCCGGCCAGTTCACCGTGCCGTCAACAGGAACTGGTGGACCTGACGGGAGTTGAACCCGCACTTCGTAACGGGACAGGTTAGCGTGCTGCCAATTACACCACAGGCCCAGAGACATCATATCACTCAAGTCAACTACCTTAAAAGTCCGACATGCACTCATTCTAAAAGGTTTGCTGAGCCATCCCGAGCATGGTTGCAAACATGGTATATATCTATGATAAAATTCCAGCAAGTCGCAGAGATTTAAGCAGGCGCACCTATGAAAGAAAAATTAAGTCCAGCCGTGGAAGTGCTCTACGAAAAACTGCAGGAGCAGCAGACCGCTGTCGCAACCACCAAAAAATTAATCAATCAACTGACGGTCATGATGGGTGAGGCAGCCCCATTTCCTGATGTTGAACCGGAGAGTGTGGTTGGCGTGACTCGTCCAGATCAGTACTATGGCAAGGCGCCAACGGTTGCTGCAGAGGAATACCTAAAGCGGCGAGCACAAGCGTGCTCGATTGAAGATATTCAAAAAGGATTGGAACAGGGCGGCTTTGATTTCGAGTCAATGGGATGGAAAGCAAAAGACTACGTGCGAATGCTGGCCATCACTCTCGCCAAGAATCCGCAAAAATTTCACAAACTGCCGAGCAATGCGATCGGGTTAACCGAATGGTATCCGAATGTGGTGGTTAACAAGCGGACAGAGAAGGTTTCGCCGGCAGAGTCATTGCCCGTGCAGTCTCAAGATGACTCTCACCCAAGGAATACAAACGAATGAGAATACTTATAGCCCTTCCCTATCAATGCAGCGCGTCACCGTAGGGTTGGGCGAAAACACAAAGGCCCCAAACCAGAAGCCTTGGAGGGAAGCTGGTTTAGAGCCGTGGTGATTCGCTTTTGTTTGCCCCAACCGGAGGGCGACTAGTTGGCACTAGAACGCGCCTTATAAGCGCGGGTTCTTTCATTGGAACGGGGTCCGATCCCCCCGCCCTCCGCCATTGTAGCAAAATACGCCCCAAGGAGGGCGTTACCTGTATGGCGCTGTCTGAAGGAAAACCTTACAACAAAGCTACCGTGAATCTTAGTGCTCCACCACTCTCAGGCGTCTACGGAATTTTCCGCTCTAACGCTTGGATTTATTGGGGCGAGGCGATCAACATACGAGATCGCCTGACACAGCATCTCGACTCCGATTACGTTCAGAATCCATGCATTCCAGCGAATGCCCCTACGGGATTCTGTTACGAATTGGTGGCGGGGGGCAAAGAGGCTCGTGTACAACGTCAGGATTATTACATCCTGTCGCATGGTTCTCTTTGTAATCGGAAGATTGGCAGCTAGTCCCAACACCGTCGATTGCTCCAGTGAAGCGAGTGAAGTAAACATCAACTCCATTCACAGTGATTACGGTGTATAGCCCCAACTTTCTAACCTCTACCGTTGTATCGAGTGCGCGGGAGTGATAATCACACTCCCGCACAATCGCCGGAAATCCCGCCAAGTTTAAAAGCTTTCCAGCCCACAGTTTTATTTCGGACCAGCTCGCCATTTATTCCCCGACCCTAAAACGGGGAATATTGGATGAAAACGTGCCCGAAGATGCTGCCTTGTCGTTTTGAGTGTCTAGATTCACGGTCTTTGTGTCAAGTGAATAATCATCTTTCAGTTTCTCCATGACAGCGGGAGTCGAGCACGCCTCACGCAGACGGTGAAGAACGAACCATGCGGACTTTTGCGTGATGCCGATCTCCTTCGCCAATTGCAAACTGGAGATACCCTTGCGGGCAGTCACCAGCAAGTACATGGCGTAGAGCCACTTATGCAACGGAATCTTGCTGCGCTCGAAAATGGTGCCAGTGCGGACAGTGAAGTCAAAGTTCCCACACGAGTTGCAGCGATAGAAGCCAACCCGCTTTCGAGTCGTGATACGCTCACTGCTCTTGCAGTTCGGGCAGACCACGCCGTTCGGCCAGAGCCGCGATTCGAGATAGAGCCGCGCGGCTTCCTCGTCCGGGAAGGCTTGAAACAACTGGAAAGTGCTGATGGTAGAGCGGGACATTTAGGCAGCCTCACATTCTGGACAGTATTCCTCGGTTTCGATTTCGATCAGCGGAACGTTGTGCTTGGGGCATCGGCCAGCGTCCAGCCGCTCACGGGCGATACGCTGCTCCTCTGCCCAGACAATCGCGGGAACGTTCGGGATGCCGATCTCTTTGTCCATAAATTCTCCGAATCAGCCGGGTTACGTACCGGCCCCGGCTGCCAACCGGACGCTCCTCAAGCGGGGAGTCCGCTGTGGTGGAGATCACAGCAAAGTGACAACGTTGATTCCATCCAGTTTCCCGGTCATAAACCGCGTTCCCAAGGTCTCGGGGAAGTCAGGGGAGATCATCCCTTCGCGCAAGGGAGCAATCAAGGGAAAGTGCAGACCTGTCGGACGGCGTCCACCCGGTGCGGGATTTCCGTCTGCATCGTGCGTATCAATGAAATGCTTGAGCAGAGCCGCTCCTGTGGTCGCACAGAACAACCGCGAAGTTTCCACGTCCCGGCGAAGATTACAATTTGCAAGATCGTGCGCCAACTGCGCCCAAGCGCGAGGTGCCCGCTGTACCTTGCCATCCCGCATCCACCAGCAACCGCGATTGCGCGTGGCGGTGGATACGCAGAATTCAATTCCGTCTATGGTGATAACCACAGCGCGGGACGTGCCATAGGAGGGGTCGTAGCCTTCTACGTAAGTGGCGGTTTCGTACTGCATCCCCCGCGTGAAGTCGTTTCGTTCGTGCTGTTCAACCGTGAATTTCATCTCTTTTCTCCTGCGGCTGGCTGCCGCTTAACTGTGTTCATAGTAGATGAGTCCCTTGATTTTGTCAAGAACTATATTCGCCGTGAAATGAAGGAGTTAGGGACTTATGTATATAATTCCCCAAACTTACTACTGCTTTCAAAAAAAGTAAAGCACTAATTTTCTATTTGAGTAGAAATTCTTTCGAGTTCCAGATCGAGATAGTGATCCGCGATCCTGAACCTCTTTTCTTCCGAGCGACAGTGTTTGTCTCTGACGTGCAAAAGCAGAACGACGAAGTCATCGAAAGCCTCACCGCAAGCCTCGAATCCTTCGCCGCTCCGCTTTATCTCACAGATGTACTTCATGCCGCCTTCTGCTCTGCCTTCACTTCAACGAACTTGCAGCCGACCCATCCTTGTTCAGCATAGGCCGTTCGCGCTTCGTTCGAGAGCGAGAATCCATTCGATTTGCCGTGCTTGAACTTGTTGAACGTTTCCAACGGAACAGCATAGCCCTGATCGAGTTTGTCCATCACGCGAACCGTGACGCATAGCGCAACAGGCATCTCGTTATCCTTGCCGAATTTCTTTGCGGCATCGAGACGAGATTCGCTCACATTGATTGACTCGAAGCGATGGTCTGCACCTCCACTGCGGTTGCGCTCCGCGAGTACGACGGCGTGCTTCTTGCCAAAAAGATTCGCGGTGTTCGCGTGCTTGTTTCGATAATTTCAATAGGCCATCATCGCGCCCGACTTCGCTTTGGATGCCAAGCGACAACCAATCTCGTTTCCTATCCTGCCATCTTCCGGTACGAGCATCGAGAATCGAGAACGGAGGCTCCGTGAACCTTTGACACATCTTTCCGCCCGGAAGTTTTTCGTCGACCGTATTGCCGAACAGATCAATCGTTTCATTCATTTCAATCTCCTATTGCTGATGGTGTTCGATGCGATGACAACGTCCGCACTTGCCGCCTTCTACTTGCCCTTTGTTCGGCCCTACTACATCGTCTTTGAATCCACCGCCCATTCCCCGACTCCCGCGATGCGCGATGTGAAACGAATTATCCCACTCAATCGGAGCAGCGAGTATCGTGTTGCGCCCACAAACGCAGCATCTTCCTTCTTGAGAGTTCCAGAGTTCATACCGAAACTGAGTGTAGGAACGCTTCGTCCGGATCGTTCGACCATCTTTTGTCACTTCGATTGGCATACAAATGAACCCGCGTAATCCGCAACACAATTGGCGAGATAATCAGGTATCGTCGCCCATTCGCTGGTAAATTGCTTCCTTTGTTTGCTCTTTCCTCCACACTGCATAGCGTCGAACTGTTTACGGTATCGCCGCTTTTCTTCGGTCGTCATGTTTTTTACTTTCGATCCATTCCCTATCGCTATGCCTTTTTTGATCCCTTGAGGCATCAACAGCGGTACGGCGTTGCCCCACAAATAAAACGGACCGCAATGATGAACCGCGTCTCCTAAGAATTGTTGAGCCGCTCTCACGTTCTCCATCACGAACGGCAGTCGGGCGTCAACGAACAATTGCTCTGCTTTACGAAACAGTTTGATTCCTAACTCAGGATGCGGCGGATTCGGATAAAAATTCTTCAGTTGAAATATTGAGAAGTTTTCGCACGGCGTCGAAGCGACTCCGAAATCGAACTTGCCAATCCCGAGTTCCTCGGCTAGTTGAGCGAGAGATTCGATAGAAAGCAAATCGCGCTTCAACCACACGCACCCTTCGGGGATGAATCCAGGATCGACGAGTTCGATGCCGTAACATTTCCAGCCTCGTTCGGAGAACACCTGGCTCCATCCCCACTTACCGCTGCATATATCGATCAGATTAGGCATTCACAGCTTCTTTCTGTTCTCTGTACTGCTTTGCTTCGATGAAATCGGCAGCATATTCCTGTTTAAAATGATAAAACACGGCATGCCAGAGTTTCGCTCTCAGCGTCCACGTTCTGTCGTTGTCCCGGACGAAGTTCAGATATATTCCGTCCTTCTCGACTTCCGCGATTAGCTCGATCACCTCTTGCGGCATGTCGGAATAATCGACGCGCTTCGTCTCGACTTTCGCTTCAGTTTCCTTCCCGAGTCTGATGTCGACCAAGTCTTTCACTTGAGCAACCCGCGACGTTTTCGCCTTCTCCGCGACCTCGCGCCACTGTTCCGATGGAAGTTGTGAAATCAGATTGCATTTCTTCGGCCCGAGTTCCTGAACTTCAGATTCGGAGAGAGCGTTAGCGCCCATCGTCAACATGGCAGAATTGACGTGCTCGTAAAGACTCGCCTGACACATCGGACCTAATCTGAAGTGGGCATACTCGCGCCACGACGCGAAGCATCCCCGATTGTCGCCGTTTCCCTCGGGATTCTTGATGAATTTCCAGAGCTTCTCGTCCCGCATGATGACGAGTTCGCGGCAGAGTCTCTGAAACGGTACTGCGCTCTCTCTGATTGCGTTCACTATGACTTCATCGTGTTCTTGCGCTCGTCGTTCCTTTTCGGGATACGACAGTTCATCTTTTGGGATCATCTCGCCGATCGTTTTAGACCGCTTCATGCTTCGCCTCTGAGAACAAGTTTTTATTCGCCTCTCCAGCAGCTTTAAGATTCAGGCACGCTTGAGAGAAATACGATTCCTTCAGTTCAACTCCGATGAATCTGCGATCCGCTTTTACTGCTTCATAGCCTTCCGATCCGATCCCTGCAAACGGCGAAAGCACGTAATCGTAGGGATTAGTCCACAGACGGATTGCACGCGCTATCACTTCGAGCTGCAACGGACAGATGTGCCGCTCGTCCTTTTCTTCCCGAGCCGACTCGCGCTGCAAGGTATCCGAAGGGTTGATGTCCATCCATACGGGCGAGGCATATCGCTGCCACAATTGAACTGGAAATGATTCGTTCGTATGCGTTACCCGTTGCGGATTCTCTCCCGGCTTGCGCATCGTGACGAGATAATCGGGAATTCCTTGACGCGACATGCAGGAATCTTTTTTCAGTTGCTTGTGAAGCAGACCTAGTGCTTTCGTGCGCTGCATCGCAGTTACAGGGTCTTTCCAGATGACGACTTCTGAGTGATAGATGAACCCTACATCTTCAAACATCCGAATCAGATCTCCACGGAAATCAGAGATGCCAATCACTCCGTCGCGCTCTTTACTCGTCGGAAGGTTCATGCAATGAAACGAAAGCAGTCGCCCCGGCATGAGCACGCGATACAGTTCGTATGTCAGAAATTTGAAATGCTCGTAAAACTCCGCATGAGTTCGGCAGTTACCCATGTCTCGCTCGCTGGCTGAGTAGGTATACAGAGAAGCGAACGGAGGAGAGAAGATGCTGTAGTGGATATTGTTTGTCGGGAACTTGCGCAGCACTTCAACACAATCCCCGAGATGCATCGTCCACGCTTCGCCGGATTCGACGCGGTATTCGTATTTCACTTTCTTGTGAACATTACCCTTGATCTCTGCTTGATTCAACTCGTGCATGTTGTTGACCATTTCTTCTGCCATGTGCTGCGCGTCGGCCTCCTTACGTTTGATGTTTTGCACAACTTCGCCCTCGGCTGTGCTCGTCACGATGTAGCAATCGACGGGCTTCTTCTGGCCGAATCGCCAGCATCTGCGAACAGCCTGATAGAACTGTTCGTAGGAATCAGAGAGTCCGAGGAATACGACGTTGTGACAGTTTTGCCAGTTGATCCCGAAGCCTGCAATTGATGGCTTAGTCACTAGAACGCGAATATCGCCCTTCGAGAAATCAAGCACAGTCTTTTCTTTGAAGTCCGATGAATCCGATCCGCGAACCTCAACCGCGCCGGGGATACGTCTTGTTGCTGCTTCGCTTTCGTTGTTTAGATTGCACCAAATTAACCACTGCTCTTTAGGTCGAATAGCCACGATTGCCGCTACTTCATCGGCTCTTTCTTCTGTGCTCGATGATCTCGCTTGCTGTCGCTCTTGCAGCGTCACCGCTGGCATCTGAAAGAGCATCCCCTCAGTACAAGTCTCCGATTGCACCTGACGTTCGTGAAACTTTAGAGCGGGAAGTTGAAACAGTTCGTCGTCGTAACCTAAATCGCTAGGTTTGCGCAACATTACAGCCCAAGAGCATACCCATTTCCAGAATTCTTTCTCCGCGTGACCCTTTAATCTCCACTTCGAAGTATCTCCGCCGTCGTGAACGAAGAATGTCGAAAGCATCTCCGTGCGCGTGAGATTCCCTAAGAATTCGGAATGATTGCCGAGTTCCATAAAATCGTTCGGAGCCGGAGTTGCGGTACATGCCAGTTTGTACGGAGTGTCTTTAAATCGCTCGATGATGAGATTGCGAAACTTGCCTTCGAAGTGCTTCAGAATCGAGGATTCATCAAGAATGATTGCTTCATACTTTTCTGCGTCGAAGTGTTCCATCATCTCGTAGTTTGTGATCGTAATCGCAGCATCGCGTTCCGGCTTGCGTTGATAGCAAACCTCTACATCGAACTTCTCGCCCTCTCTGCAAGTCTGAGGAGCTACTGCTAGTGGTGCGAGGATGAGCGTTTTGACTCCGATTGCGTGCGCCCAATAAAGCTGCATCGGGGATTTTCCAAGCCCACAATCAGCGAATAGCGCGGCACGACCTTTACGGCACGCCCATTTCACGATGTCGCTTTGAAAGTCGAACAGTTTATCGCTTAGGCTCGTTACTTCCTTGCCCGACGCTACGTGAGTAATGATCTTTGTTTTCAGGAACTCTTGATAGTTCATTTTTCTTCTCAGTAGAAACTTTCTCGCCTTTCGGATCGCACTTTCCTGAATGACCTCTCAACCGCATACAAGTTTTCTGCACGTAAGGGCTTACGTCTACTACGTTGTAGCAATAATGGTTCATCAGAAACTTCCCGGCGCTACTTGATAGCATCTCAATCCGCGTCTTCGATACATTTCGACAACTTGATCACGATCTTCGAAAACTCCTTTAATGTCGAACAGTTCGTTCTGATTCATCAGGAAGTCGCTCAAGAGTTCGTCTTTCACGATGTAATCTGGACGATTGTCTCCTTGCTTTCTCATCACGAGATGATCGAAATAAATAGCCCATCGATCAAGCCATTCGACGGTCTCTGTCCACACTTCGTCGCTGCGTCCAGAGAGCAATATGATCATGTGTCCGTTCTGCTTCAAAAGCGACAGGAGATAAATCACGTCCCCGATTGGTTCGTCGTTTATGCATGACTTGAAGAAAGCACTCCAGTCGCTCTTTCCGTTTTTCACGTGGTGCAAACGGTGTTCGAGATTAGCGATTGTTCCGTCGATGTCAAATATCCATGCTGTTTTCATCGTTCAATTTCCCTCTGCAAATACCACGCAGCCTTTTTCAGGTCTTCCAAACGATCTCCCTTCCGACCTGCCCGAGAGATGTATTTGACTGCATTGCCGAGATGAAATCCTAATCCCCACGCTTCGATGACCTTGATCGCTTCGTAGGGATTTTCTGCTCCGCCATAGTGAGCGGGATGGTTTATAGCTTCTGCCTTGTCCTTGGAAACAGCTACAGGCTTTCGTTTTACAAATCCCATTGTCATGACTCCAGAGATAGTGTCCGCACAAAATGCACGTATTCAAACGAAACTTCGGTTCCCACTTCGTTATTCGAGACTTTACGCTGTGCTGCATTGCTTCTCCGTGAAACGTTTGTACATCGCGACTGCTTCTTGTGGTTTCTTCTGAGCGATCAGACTCGCCATCCGTATCATGATCGTATCTCTAGGAACTGAAGGCGCGATAGGAGTCGTGACTTCTTCCGGCTTAGGCACGTATTTCCTGTTCGCGTTCCTTCTCGCGTAGAACACGCCCAAAAATTTTCCCTTCATAGACTCTGCCGGAACACCGTGTCTCGCGAAACTGCGTCTCTCTTTGACGCGCACTACTCTGATTTGCGTTGACAAAGATGCCAGAGCGAACGTGAATCCCAGAACCTTCTGAGCGTTGACTCGATTGCTGCTCAGCGAATTCCAAGTTCTCAGACGCGACATAGAATCGGAGTTACACTTCACATCGAAATAGTCCCCGATGTTCATCTTCGCCCAAGGATATTTCGGTCTAGAACCTCCAGCGTTTTTTCTTACTCCTCCTTTGCTCATCTTGCCCTCTCGAAAAATCTTCCTTTCTCGCCTACAAAAGCAACCTCAATTCTCCCAGTCGGCCCTTCCCTTTGCTTCCCCACAATGATCTCGTCTTGCCCTCTGCGCTCCGGATCGTCTGGCATGTACAAAAGCAAAACGACGTGAGCGTGAGCTTCTATGTCGCCAGATTCTTTCAGATCGATCATCGACGGCCTGTCGTCGATGTTCTGCGGACGGCGCAACTGAGAGAGCGCGAGCACCGGAGTCCCCGTATCCTTCGCTAATCTTCTGAGTCTGTCTGTCGCTTCACTCACGCGATCTCTGCGCTCTCTACCCTCGCATCGGATCAACTGGATGTAATCGACGATCACGAGAGCAGTTTTAGAGCGCGAAATCCTCGCACGCGTACGGCTCACTAAATCCTCAATGTCGAGCGAAGCACTGTCGTTGATGAACAGCGGAAGAGTTTTCAAGTCCTCTCGATAAGCGAGCAGTCGTTCCCATTCTCTTCCGGGATTCTCTACAGCCGCCGCTCCGAACTTCATCTTCAACAATCGCCGCATGATTGATCCTCGAGACATTTCCAGCGAGATGAAATAAACTCCTGCCCCTTCTCCCGCAACGTTCAAAGCAGTCTGAAGGGCGAACGCAGACTTCCCGCGTCCCGGCATTCCACCGACGACCCAAAGTTCTTCTCGATTAATTCCAGATGTGATGTGATCTAGTTCCGTGATTCCAGTTCTCAAGCCAGATCTCGATTGATCGCCGTGCATTCTGTCGTAGATCGAAGCGAGTACAGGCTCCATCGCTTGCTCAATGACGCAATCCTCTTCGCTCCGGGAATCTGTTTCTACTTCTTCGATGTCCGCTACGAGTTCGTTTTTCACCCACTTGATGTTCTCGCCTTCTAACAATCTAGAATTCGCGAGCACAATCGTCCTTCTCAACCTCGAAACTCGCGACTGCTCTTTGACTGCTTGCGCGTATCGCTCTACTTGTCCCGCAAGAGGATAAGCATTGAACGTGTTCGCTATCACTCTCGCCGCGTCATCCGTGTTGACTTTCAGGGTTTCCATTCCCTGATAACAGCCGACAACGTCTATCGCTCTGCCTTCATTTCGCAACCAGAGCATCGCTTCAAATAAGCTTGCTTTCTCGCGATCTTGAAAGTCTGCCGAGTTCAAGATCAAAGCGACTTTGTCGATGCCTTCCTGATCTGTCGTCAGCAAGGCACAAAGCAGATTCGATTCCGCTGTCACGTCAACATCCATCAATCGATTTCTCCGCGCTGACGTGCTGCTTCTAACTGAGCACGCTTGATGTCGATTGCTTTCGGGGGAATCGGACGAGCAGCATGACCGTTTCCATTGCCGTTCGCGAACTCGCTGCGCTCCCAAGTCCTGACAGCAGCACGCCAGTCCTTCATCGGATTACGTCCGACACGCCAACCGTTCGACGAGTAGTAATCGAACCACTTTTGTGCATCTACAAGATTCTTTCTTTCAAGGCAGTATTTTTTTACGTCTTCGATGAGAGGAGGAATGCTCTTACTTGCTTTTGATCTTTCTGCTTCTGTATCTGCTTCTGCTATCTGCTTTCTGCTATACGTAACGTTCGGGTGAACCGTTACGGTGTCACAGCGAACATCCTCTCCAAAATCGAGGAATTCGCCTGATTTTCGTCTTGCTCTCAATTTCCTCATTCTTTCGGCTGCGCTGTGATCGTAATCCCTGTATCGCATGTAATTGAGCACCAAATAGCCTCCGCTTACGCGAATCATTCGCCTTCCTTCGAACTCCGGAGAGCGACTTTCTACGTCTGGAGAACAGAGATTTTCGAGAGCTTTTATTCCAGATTCGCGATCTACTCCGGCGAGTCGAATGATTCCTATTCCAGCAGCGCGAACGAGCCCGTACCATCCCGGAGGAACAGTGAATCCCGTTTCGACGAGAGTTCTCACTTCAAGTTGTTTTGCTTCGTATTCGATTTTCTCTGGTTCTGCTAGAAGGAGGGCTGAAATAAAAACATCGCGTACATCGCGATCCGGCCAAAGAGACGAATTGATGATGTCTGTATCTAATTTGACGAATGGCATCTAGTCAAATAGGACTCCTAAGAGCGGAGAGCAGCGAACCGTTCTTATTTTTTTTGTGCGCTAGACTTCTTGGGACGCGCACTCTTCGTAACGCAAAATACCGTTCTTGTGAAACAGAATCTTTCGTCCATCGGTCGCTAGAAAAAACACCGTAAACATGTCGAATCCTTGAATTATCCCTTCTACGACTTCATGGGGTCCGACGATGCGAATCTTGATCTTGTCGTGTTTCCACGTAGACAGATATTTTCTTTGGATGAAATGCGGATCACGTTTTTCTTGCTGACGACCTGTGAGTTTTACTGGGGGAGGGATTTCTTCTTGAGGCTCTTGAACGAGACCGTTTCGTTCTTGCAGTCTACGTCCAAGTTCTCTGATCGTTAAACTTTCTGGCATTGATTACCCTTTTTCTGGAGCGGGGTAGAGGGTTAAACTACCCCGCCCTTCTCCTTCAACGAAAACACTCTACTACAGAATTCTCTCTGCGTACAATTATTTTTTCTACTCAGTAGAAACCTTGCGCTCGCTCCAGTATTCCGAGCATTCGACGCCATGTTCCAGCGTCGTCTTGTTCTTGATCCTGATCGAGCTTGCAGGATCGCGATTGATTTCGCTCACGCGACTTCTGAACGAGCTTCCGTACTGAGCGTGCAAGAAGTCTGAGCCGAATCTCTGTCCGATTGAGTTCGTGAACATGCGCTCGATCCGCTCGCGCTTCGACATGCGGACTCTGAAAATAAGCTCGGTTTGAAGTGGAATGCACTCGTTCATCAGAATCACCTCGCGATGGCAATACAGCCTAGTTTTATTTTTGCTAACTTCATACGCTCTTTCGAGTCCGATTTCTTGCGCGGAAACGTTGAGAGCGCCCGTCCTTCGCATTTCTCACAGAGAACTGCATCCGCTTTAGGAACAGCACAAAACGATGCTTTCAAACGACGCCTGAATGTAGTCTCTTCAGTCTGAATGAACTTCGCCATACCGCATATCGTCTCCGCGATGATGCACGGCTTTCGAAGCCTAATCATCTTGTCGTAACTACCTCGCCACCATCGAACTTGAACATATGAAACTCTGTGAATCAGCGAAGCGTTATGACTCAGCGAGTAAACGTATTGCGGGAACGATTTCGCGTAAGTAACGCCCCATTCGTGATCGGAGAAGTCTGGCCGCCCGGGATATACGATCTCTCCTAGAGTCGAAAACTCCGTGCTAATCTGCTCTTTCATCTCGTCTCTCCGTAAACCGCTCTGCCTTCGCGTTCCTTTACCGCCACAGCAATCTTCTTGCTAGGAGCGTCTAAAAAAACTACGGAATTCGCTTCCGAACGCCAAGAACCGTGCCGGATGCTCGTGGCAGTAAACGAGACGGGCCGCGTAGCTCCGCACGAAATGCACGACTGCCACGCCTGCGCCCCTTTTCTCGGACTGATCGGCCAAGTGACGTGCTCGTGAGAACAGCCAAAGAGATAGGAAAGTAGGTTCATTAGTGCGCCCTCGCGGTAAATCCGGGAAGTCCCGGTAGAATCCTCGATCCTTTAGGTCTGATCGGAGCGCGTAATGTTTGAGCATCCGGAGTACAAGCGGGTTTCGTCCACAGCAAGCCGCATTCGTCTACTCCGACGAACTCGAAAGGAAGATCGCATTCGGTACAGCGAATCGTGATCTCAGCGAGAAAACCTTTGACTTTTCCGATGGGGGAATCGCCTTCGCCGACTCGATTAACCGTTACGTTCGCGTGAAAGTTCTCGTGCTTACACTTCATTCGCTCCGCCTTTCTACTCAGTAGAAAAACTCGATTTATCTTTGATCGTTCGCAAAGCGTTCCTACTCGTAATCGCCTCGAATCCGTCTTCGAAGCGCACCCAACAAGAGTTCATCTTCCCTCTCGCGATCACTCGGCAATATTGTCCCTTACGACCCATCCGATTCCAGAAGTAGACGTACAGTTTTTCGGAATTGTTGTTTTTCATCGTCCGCTGATCTTTTTACAAACTGTACAGTGACAAGACTTCGCCTGCTCTCGCAGCCAATCCCAGTTCACCGTCGCGCTCGTTACCTTCGACGTAGGCGCTTCGTTCGTCTTCTTGAACTGATCCCGCTCGGGACAAGTCGTCCAGTGAGGCGTAGCGGTTCCATAGTCGCACGGCATTTTCTTGTTGTTCGGAGTGATCCACCATTCAATATCGACTCCGCAACCTCTGCATTGACTTTCGCCTTCGAACTTGTAACCCTGACTTCTTAACTCATCGAGAGTCTGCGGAAATGGCATATTGTTTCTCCTCTTCGAACATTTCTTCTTGCTCTTTCAGACGATGAACGATTCTTTGATGACTGCGCATCCCTGAAAGCGTTCTCGTTACGGCTCCGCATTCGTCGATCAGACACTTGAAAGCAGCAGGACGACCGCCAAGAGGCTTCCCGTTCTCGTCTACCTCGTATAACCATCGGATCGTTTGTCCGCCAATCATGCGCTTTCCTTTAACTCTCAGTGTTTCACGTAGAAATAAACTACATAAACAACGGTCCAAAAAGCGCAGACCGTGAGAAAGCACAGTCCGAGTCCTATCAATCGATTGACGTTCACTACCAAACGCGGGTTCCTCATCTCAACGAAACAAGCCGGACAAAGTCTCAACTCGAACAACTCTTTGTCGCATTCGTAACAGTTGAAAATCTGCGAGCACTTCTGACAGCGAAGTCTCAGCGATTCGTATTCTTTCGGCCAACTGACTGCTTTTTGTGTAGACATAGTGACGCGCCCTCCCAGACGGTCTCAAATCACTTCATCCCAAAATCCCCCTTCGAGTTCTCCCAATCACTTTTACTTGTTTCCTGTAAATACGCACGCACTTTCTTGGCAACTTCCCAATTGTTTGTTGCAGCCGACAGGTGATCTTGTCGGTATTCGAAACACAGTTCTCGCGCACCGTCGGCAACTAGCAAAGCTAACTGATTGGCCATTTGCTCGACGAAAGGATTCCAACGTCAGATATATTTAAGTTCTAACTGACGAATTATGTCGTCGAACTCCGACTGCATCAGAACTCTCCCTTCGCAACATCTTTCACCCAAGCAAGCGTTTCGTCGATCTGTTCTGCTGTCATCTTCGAACAAGAATCGATCTTGTAGCGCTCATAAGCGAACTGCTGAACGTCGGCGTGCGGAACTCCTAACTCTGTCGCAGTCGCCCACAGAGCAGCATTTCTCCGAGTCCACTCAGGCGAGTGCTTCGGCTTCTCGTCTTTCTTCGCGTGCTTGCACTCTGCGTCGTGCGTTCCGTTCTTTCCTCCGCAGTTGCCGCACACTTCGTCGAGCTTCTTTTCCGGATTCGCTTGCTGAGTCTCCTGTTGATCGAAAGGATTCTCTTCAGCAGCAGGACCAGAGATAGCAGCAGGTTCGCCTTCGATGATCATCGACGCTGCTTCCTTCATCGACATCTGGCGTCCGCCTGTTTCTGCGATCTCATCGAGCGACAAAGCCGTCGCGAGTTCTACGGAGCGCGGAACGTACTTCAAGACTTGAAGCAGAGGAACCTTTCTCGCGTACATTTCCGGCCACTGGTAGCTGTAGTGAGACTCTCCAACTTTGTTGATCTTGTTTCTGTGCTTCCAGACTTTCTCGATGGGCCACACTTCGATGACTGGCCAATCGCTCGCCTTCGTTCTCGCTACAGACCAGACGTGCGTCAAGTCTTTCGGATCATCATTCCCGCAAGGCTTGTGAGTGACGTGCGGTCTGTCGCCTAGCGCCCAATCGAACTCGTCTCCCTTGTATACCGCTCCTGTCCAAGCGCTCGCCTTTCCAGTTCTGTTGACAAGATCGAGTATTCCCATCCATCCGGGAATCAACTGACAGAAGTGTTTCTGAGCCGCTTTGTTCTTGTAAGGAACCAAGTAGCACTGTCCCATCACCCCCGGCTCAAGCCCAAGCTGAGACGCGAGCATCACGGAAGCGATGATCGACTGAGGATCGCACTCAGCGAGTTTGGGATTCATGCGCCAACAAGTAAGCGCGATCCTGATCATGCGTTCTGCGCTCAAGTGTCGCGGAAGGGCCATCTGTATCTGCCCTTTCATTGAATCAAGCAGTTGAGCGAACGTTTGCGGTTGCTTCTGAATCAAACCCGTCTGCTTCTTGAGAGTCTCGATTGCGCCTGATGCCATTTTTCTTCTCCGTTACGTTCTGATCATCAAAAAATCTGTTTCTCCGACCGAATAAGCCTTCCTGTGCTGAAGCGCTACAGTGCAGCAGGGCTTTCCTGAAATGTCGTTCACGATGAACTTGCGCGGCGAGTTTCCATCGCACAATCCCATCGCTTCAGCTTCAGCCAAGAGCGCTTTCTTGATCGTCATCTCCTGCTCGTCTTTCACATCGTTCAAGCGCTTGATCGCAGCCTTCGCTCCATTCAACTTTCTGACTGCCTTCCACACTTCCGGCGATCCCGGCGAGATGAATCCCTGTCGCTTGTAGAGCGCCTTCTGAATGTCTAATTTCGTGACAGGCTCAGGTGGGATGCGCTTCAAAACGTTCTCCGTCCAGAAGTGATACGCTCTGCGCCTGATCTCCTGAATCAAATCTTCGTCGCGATCCACGAAATGAACTCTCAAGTCGTCGGCCCCGATCAGAGCCGCAACCAACGTGCGCGAGCGTTTCGTTATTCCGAGTCCCCACATCGTCTGCAAGCAGTAAGAAAGCGGTATCTGATCAGTCTCAGGTTCGCCCCAGTCCTGAGCAGCGAACGGCGAGACAGTCTTAGCTTCCCCGTTGCACAAGCCGAACTCTTCCATGTACTCAAAGTCGAGCTGGCAGCGCATCCAAGGAAACTCTTCGTCTGAGTGATAAACGTTGCGTCTCTGTACGAAGATGCCGCGCTCCTCTTCCAAGAGTTCTATGATCCACGGCTCTAAACGGCGGCCACGTCGAAGAATCTTTTCTCGTTCAGGAGAGAACTCTTCCTCGACAGGAGCATCAGCGGTTTTTTCTTCCCACAACTCGTAAGCACTTTTCCAGTGATTGACGCCAAAGAGCGATCCAATATCACTGCCCCCGATATATCCTCTACGATCAATAGCGATTGTATTCATTCGAACCTCGCAAATTCTCCGAAGTACTTTACAGCGGCATCGCAGTAGGCTTTATGAGCAGCTTCAGGAGTGAGGAATGTTCCGAGATTTATCTTTTTGCCGTTCGCGTAGATTCGCGCTCGATACTTCTTGCGATTAACATGCACGCCTTTGGGAAGCGAACGATGAGACAGTTTCTTTCTGTTTTGCTGATTCCCGCCTCCCGGCGCTAATCGAATATTTGAACGGCGATTGTTCAGCGAGTCGCCGTCTTTATGGTCAACATTTACGGATTTGTCGGCTCCGAGCAAATAGCGATGCATAGCGATGTTCGTTCCAGTTCCATCGTATTTGCGAATCTTATGGTAGGCGTAGAATTTGCCGTTCTGCCACTTTGAAGCGCACCAATTGAATCTGCCGACTTGAAGCAAATCAGCGGCGTCGATAATCGTCTCTTGTCCTTGCGTGAGAGGAATAGCGACGGTGTTTTCGTCGATCCATCGAATCGGTTTGAGATGTTTAGGCATTTTTCTATTCAGCAGAAATTCTTCTCACTCAGAGCCAACCAGACAGCCATCCACTTCGATCCTGAACGAGTATCAGGAGCCAGAAAAGCGTTCAACTCAGCCATGTCCCGCGCTTGCCAGATGCTGTCGTGACACTCGTCAAGCAGTACTAGCGCGTGAGCTTCGGGAGAGGCGAAGTAGGTTGTCTCGTCGTGAATCATTCTCGCCCCGATAGATTTCTAATTTGACGTTCTTGCTCGGCGAGCTTTTTCTCTAGATGCTGAACTACTCGACAGACGTTCTGTATCGCGCAGCGCAATTCTTGCTCGCTCGCTGACTCATGCTCTAAGTAGTTATCGACGGCTTCCAGATTGCCGTACAGCAAATCGCCTAGTTTGCTCATATCTTCCTCCGTCTATCTACGCTGCGAAGTACAGATTCCCCGACTTGCGCAGCATCTTCGCACTCACTAATCCGTTCATCAGCCTCTCGAACTGCTCCAGCGTGAATCCGTGAGTCATCATCGCCGCATACAACGTTCCCGCTGGCGCTCCGAGTGGCCCTGCCAGTTTTACCGACTCGATCACCGCATCGCAGATCGCTTTCAAGGCTTTCAGTTGAGTAGATGTCATAATCCACCGTCCGCATCTGAAGTGACCGTGAAACCGTCAAACGCTCCACCGAAGTCACACGACTCGGGAAGTCTTCGAGCCATCCGAGCGCTCGCAATCTCTGGCGTCGATTCGATTACCTGAATGATCTTCGTGTCTGTCTCGGAATCGGTAAGAGCGATCTCTCGCGCTTCTTTCTCAGTTTCTGCCCAAACATCAGTGTCGTTCAAGAAACCATCAGAGTATTCCGTAACGACTGTGAATCTTTTCATCGCTGAACCTCGCTCTGAATTTGACTACGCGGATCACTATATAGAAGTTCTATAGCGTTTGTCTAGTACTAATTTAGTACAATCGTGCATCGCGCAAAGTTTACTAAAACGGTATATCCTCATCGCTGATCGGATTGAACGAAAGAGCGGTTCCCGGAGGTAGATCGGGTTTCTTTTCCTTACGCTTGATCTCTGCGAGTCCCGCGACGGTATTCGGATAGTGAGGTGCTTGCTTAAACTGATCGAGAGTGATCCACTCGTCGAACACTTGCCACGGCGCTCTCTTTTCCTTCTGTCGCCAACTCTGAATGAGGATTCTTCCTCCAGAAAGCAGGACGAGTTTCGCCTCCATGCTTGCTAGAATCTTATTTCTACGAGCCGCGTGGTTGCTTCGCGATGTAGTCTGCACGAAGATGAAATCAGCGTTTTCCTGAGAACCGTCGCTAGGCTTACAGGCGAGCACATCGAAACAATTCCATAGATCGACACTGATCTCAATCATCGGACGATGACCGCAAACCCTGCATTCTTGCTTCTTACGGTCCGGGAACTTCTTTTTTCCTTCCACAGTCGCGACGAGATAGCCGCGCTGTTGGAGATATTGGCGAGTTCTGATCTGAGGAGATACGCCGCTCATTTTCGTTTCCTCGCGGGAATAGAGACTCCGCGTTTGTCGGCGAGTTCCTGTAGCGCTGTGCGAACTACCTGAGCCTCTGAAGCTGCGTGCATGTCGTCTTCGAGAGCTTCGAGAAGATCGCAGAAATAGTCATCGAGATTAAAGGTTTTCATGCTCATGCGGAAGAGCATAGCACTATCGTAATAGAAAGTCTATAAAAACTCTTTACAGCGTCTAGTTCTTGTGCTTTAATGCTCTCGTACTCAAGAAATGAGGCCGAAAATGCTCGAACTTCACTCTGATCCGCTCTATATAGTAGTCAAGAGAGTCATGGACAACGCGAGACTCTGTCGGCACTGCTACAAACCTTACGACGAGCACACGGCAGCGCTCTCGATGTGTCCTTGGCCGAATCGCAGACAGAATCATTTCTCTCCGATCTCTTGTCAGCACATTTCCTTGAGTCGTGGAGCGCACACCGAGCAGGACGAGTGCAACGCGATGTGCGGCAGAGAAGTCGTTGTCGGGACTGAGTACTGCTCGAAGCACATCGTCGGATAAAGTTTCTACTTGAGTAGAAAAATCTAGGAGGTGGCCAGTGAGTGAGACTGAGAGGCAGACTAAATATACGATCTGGATCGGCGTGATGTGGTGGCCCGTAATCGCCGGATTGTTGTTACTCGTTTTCTTGATTGGGAGATCATGTCGATGACTGAGAGGACAGCCCTTATTTGCTACAGAGTTTTGCTGTTGGTCAATTCAGTGGGATGGGTCCCTACCCCCAAGCGTAGGAGAAGGTGGTGAGAGATGGTAAAACGAGGCGATCAAGTTGGAGAAGCACCGCAGATAACCAAGGCACAGGAAGATGCTCTTGGGCAAGACATTGACACTCTAGATAATCTGGCGCACGCATTACTCCTCAGGATGCCCGCAGATTTCCACGTGAAGCAACTTAAGCAGGCGCTGCCAGAACTCGTGGAGCGATTCAAGAACCACTTTGCCGATGCGTTCGGTTGGGACCCATGGGAAGGACACCCTGACCACAAGCGCAAAGTCGGTGGGTAGGGACCCATCCCATCGGGACTAAGTTCGGAGACGTGCTTTGTAGCGAAGAAAGGAATTTTATGACTGAGAGGACAGCGCCCAATATCGTCTGGGTAGTAGAAATGTGGAGCGAGATCAACAGGAAGTTCGAGCCTACTGTTGGTGTCCGGCTTACAAGGGATGAGGGCCGGATAGAACTAAGGGCATGGAGTGTGCGCAATTCATCAGAACGATTCAGGTTGAAGAAGTATGGAGCAATTTCATGACTGAGAGGACAGCACCAACGCGGACGCTGCAACTGTTGGAGCGATGCCGAAACTTGCTTATCAATGCGGACGATTATCTGCACCTTACATACCGCATCGACTCTGACGACAAAAGGCGTGAGATAGGTAGCGGAATCATCATGGCAATGCGGCAATTGCGGAAGGATATTGAGGCGGTGCTCCCAGCGACGGACGCGGACTATGACTGGCTGCACGAATCCGATCCCCTTCTGGCGGAATTGAAGTACATCGCAGACAGCCCATTACCGGAGCATGGCGGATTTCATCCCAGAGTAGTCGCAGCGGCAAAGGGAGCGGTTGAGAGATTAACCAGAGCGACGGACGCGGGCACGGAGCCGCGGCACTTGGTTCACGAAGCGCGGCAGATGATTCTAAAGCGATGGGCTAAGTATTCTGACCCGAAGAATTTGGAATGGAATTTTGATGAGGTTGACAAGTGGGAGCGCCATGCCATTAATGCTGTCCTCGATCTGGAAATGGCAGAGATAAGCGGGTGCGTTAGGACTCCCGCTCCGCCGACCGGCGAGAGATCGAAGGGAGAATCGAATGGCTAACTCAGAATGGAATCGGGCAGCGCGGAAGTCCGGCGGAAATCGGCCAGCGCGGTTCAATATGCCGAATCTCTCGAAGGCCGATCTGGAGATTCTTCAACAAGAGGCGCTGATCCGCAAGGAATTCGGCGAGGAAGGTGTGAGGAAATTCTGGGAGATGTTGCCTGCGGAAGATGATGCCGAGAGATCGAAGGAGACGCAAAAATGAATGCACAGGAACTGCTGCTGCACATCAAGGAATTAGGCCGCGTAACGATGGCTACCGAATCGGGCCGAGAAATGATCTTGGCAGCGATTGATGAAGTTCTCGGGGCTTCGTCCCTGCCGCAAGCAACGCCACAGGACACGACGATTGAAGAAAATTTGGCCGATTATGCTAGGCGCGGGTTTGAAGCATTCCAGATGTACCGCACCGCTTGGCTGCGAGAGATGGGTGGAGTAATCGTCCCGAAGCATTGGGAAATCGACGGATTCGTGTTGAGAGCGCGGGATATATACGAAAAGGCGCAGTTGGTGGATCGCATCAAGAAAATCTTGGTCGATGAATCTAAGAAAAAATCGGACGGACTTCACATGTTCGACGCCGTGTTCAAATTTCTAGCCCAAGATGGCAAAGATAAAGTTCCAACGAATTGAGGCCGCGCCCAAAGAAGCCTAGCCCACCATGTCAGAAAATTGCCGCTGCGTTATCTGCGACGAATGCATGGGTAGCGGATTCCATCGCGTTGATGATTGGAGTCAGCCAGAAGGGTATGACCTTGAAACGTGCGATACATGTCGGGGGAGCGGTTTTAGTGAGATTTGCGAGGAATGTTATGACGCGGACAAATACGAGGGAGGAGCCTAGCCCATGCCCGAACGGAGGAAACAATGAAACATACACCCGGTCCTTGGGAGTTTGAGAAGCGTGATTGTCTCTCAATGGGATCAGTTCACTATGCCGTCAAGACTTCGCACAAGGTTCCTGAAACGCCGTGGTCTCCGCGATTCATCGTGTGGGCGTGCGGCAGCTTGGGCGAAACGATGCACAATCGAAAGCCTGACGATTACCGCGACGATCCAGCAATTGAAGCCGACGTGCGCCTGATTTCCGCCGCGCCGGATTTGCTCGAAGCACTTCATCGGATGCTTGTAAGTTTCTCCGGGAAAGATGAGGAGCTATGCATGGAATGCGGCGAGAAGGCCGGCACTGGCGAGACCTGCGATACGTGCTATGTCATCGGCAAAGCAATGCAGGCGATTGAAAAGGCGACCGGAGAAATGCTATGAAATTCTGCCTCATCTTCTTGCTTCTCTCCACCTCCTGCGCTATCAAGAGGCCCGTACAGGCACAACTGAAAATCGATCCTGCGAGATATTCACTGGAAGACAACGGATTCGCTGAGGGAGTTCCTTGCGATACTCCACTTTCGGCGGAAGAGAAAGCGGCTGGCTTGTCATGTATGAAGAAAACGCAGTCTTGGACGATTCGCTGCGACGATCCTCGCACGATTGACATTCTGCCAAGAGTAAATAACCCATTGTTTTACGACTTCGGCGAAGCCCAGGAACGCGGAGAGAAGTTTTGGTGCGTGATTCCCGTTGAGAAGAAGCATAGGAATCCGCTATTGGCGATGTATTGTGACCTACGCTCTGCGGACGGCAAGCACTGCTTAGTATGGGCGAAACATCCACAAGCCTGTGTCAATGGTCCGCAGACAGGCGATTGCACAGCAGCAACGAAATAAGGGCGGGGGGTTGAGGGAGGAGGGGACAATGGCGACGGAAAAGGCTGTCGAGTTCGATGGAATGCGCTGGCCCTTACCTGACAGCGATTTGGCGTGGAAGGCGCGATACGGCAAACCGACGCAGACTGAAATGTACTGGATCGCCTCACGGTTGGAAGCCTATGCCCACCTAATTGAACACACGCAGAAGCGCAGGAATTATATCTGCAAACGATTGAAGGGACGCGGGGAGGCTGGAGGATTGCCATGAACTACGTTCACATTTACAGATCTAGACCGTGGCAGCCGATGACTCGGCATTGGCATCCCTATCTGGAGAAGTGGATCAACACACCGCCGCGAAAGAAGTATCGGTGCCATGAATGCGGCGATGAACGGCAAGCGAGATCGTTGGAAATCAGCATAGATTACGACCGACTCAGGATTCGCTGTAAGGGCGGGAAGCATCCGGGTTGGGTATAGGCAGGGAGAGGCCATGAACGAACGCGAGAAATGCCCGACATGCGGCACAAGTTATAAGCACTATTTTGACTACGGTAAGGGATGCTCTGCAATAGGGAAGCACGATCCTTGGCATGATGCTCCTCAGCCCGCAGCGCCGACGCCGACAATTAATACGCCGATTGTTGTAATGAAATCTGTAACGCCGAACGATAGCAAGCCGCCATTGCATTATCACGTCGAGCCGCCTCTAGAGCCGGGTGAATTCTTCATGACTCGCGGCGATGGCGTACAGGAACGATGCCGATATGTGGGCCAATCCGTAACGATTCCGTGGTCCGTAGCCAGCTCCGAACCACCAGAAAAGCGCGATCCAGCCGTCGAAAGCGCAGACGAACTTGCGAAAGCGGCATTCGCTCTTGGGAAACTAAGAGGCAAGTATGAGGCCAGTGAGGAGCTGGGGCGGGATGTGATTGATAGAGATGATGCACTACTTATTGCCGACGAATGTCCAGCCGAGGACTGCCGCTGCTACGAGCGTATTAAAACGTTCAAGGCAGTGCGTGGCGAGGGGCCGGGGGACGAACGAGCGGCGCTACTGAAAACTATCGTTAGTCAAGCTCGGGAGATTGCCATTCTAAGATCAGAGTTGGAGAGTGAGCAGGAGCACATTTCTAGACTATGTGCAGAATTGCGTGATGCTGAGGCGCGTGCGAAGACATGATTAAAGTTTATAAGGATAAAGCTGTCCATCGCATGAAGCGTTATCGAGGACTCGCGGATACCTACTGCGAATGTGGATATTTTCTGTGCGTAATGGCCGAGGGAGCATCGTACACGGGATTTATCGACTGCCCGAAGTGTTTACATCGCTACGAATTCGTAGATTCTTGCAGGCCAGTGGGTACTCCGGGAGCGGGGAAGTAAGCCTTATTTGCTACGAAGGAGAAAAAAATGGAAAATTCACAGCGTTGGGTAGTAATTGTCGTGCTTTCATTTGTAGCGATTGGAGTGGGATGCGTTGTTTGGTTCGGATTCTTCTCGAATGTTCACTTTTTCAACCGCGAAATTTCGCAAGAGCAACGGGCGAATGAGGCAGTCGGCGCGAAAGTTCTACCGAAAGCTCCGTTGCAGATCGTCATTAAGAACAAGCCGAACGAGTGTAGGGTAATTGATAGCGCACGACTAGATGGCTCTGATTTGTGGGTGTACTACCACAATGCCTGCAACAGAACGACTACTGACGACACTATCCACTGGAACGGAATCGCGCCTGACGGCACCGTGATCGTCAGTGGATGGACTTACACGCGCAGCGATCTTGAGTCGGGACAAAAGGCCGAATTCCATGCGGACGACCTAAAGGACGACCCGCGCATGGTGACATTAGAAGTAAAAGCTAGATGGAATGACAATCCCTAAGTTGGGGGAGCGGGAAGCGAGGGAACGAAATGAGCTGGTTTAGAAGATTTTTCTGTGATCATGATTATCGTTTCGTGCGAAACATCTACGGCGACGAGATTATTACATGTGGGTATAAGCGCAGCCTGTGGCAATGCTCCAGATGCGAAAAGCTGAAATTCCGAGAGAAATTAGTCCAATAGGGTGAATGGAATGAAATGTCCAGAGTGTGAAATTGAAGATGGTCATCTAGGAGACTGCTTTGTCCCGATACGCAATCTCCTGACGAACGTAGCCCAAATACTCGATACCGTAAAACAGGAGTGGGGCGCATCGTGGAGCACTTGGGATCAGGAGCAGCGAGACGCTATCACCGAATTTTTTCGCAAGCGGTCGGGCGATTAAAGGGAGACGTGGACACCATCATGGGATTTTTCGGGATTGTAGTCATGCTCACAATACTGACTATAGCTGTGGCGCTGGCGGCTGTGGATATCACTAGGGCGCTGCATGAGATTCGAGAGGAGTTGCGGCGGCTGACGGGCGGGGAGGGGCGGAAATGACGCTGGCTCATGTTGCTTGGATGCTTTGGGCGGAAGACAATGCTATCGGATGGATTTGTACGCCTGAGCAGATTCGCAAACTTTACAAATTGTGGATGGAGGAGCCAACCCGATGACCTCTTTAGCTTTGGCACTGGTACTGGCAGCGGTAGGGCAGCAAGCGCACATTCTCTATTGTCGCGGAGATTCCGCAGTGATGACGCCCTGCTACGATCCGCCTGTTACGGGCGAGTTTCGCTATCGGGGATATATGTGGGACGGCCACGTCTGGCGAGACACTCAGACATGGCAGCCGCTTGACGATCCTGAGCCGCATCTCGGTTCGCGCACTCCGGTCACGCTGGAGCCAAGCGGAGCCTATGCCTTAAGAAATGCGAACGTAGCAATCAGGGTAGATAGTTCTGGCGAAGAGCCAATGGACGTGCCAGCGATCAAGCACACGAAGAAATGCGGTGACTTGGGCTGCGTCTTGAATGCACCCTGCGTTATAGTTGGAGGTCGCATCGGTGGCCCCCCCTCCCACAAATGAAGCAGAGTGCAAATTCGGCCCGAGCGTTACATAGACCTGTACCGATCCCAAGCGCATCCTTCTGGTCTCAGTAGACGGGAAAGAGCACCACTGCGTAAAGTTCTGACTGAAAAAGGCTCCCGAGTAACCAAGAGCCTTCTCTAAACCTGCTGCCAGCGCTTACCGCATCGATTCCTAGCGATGTTTCAGCTTAAACCGTAGGCGACGAAGAAAGTCGATAGAAACCGCTCCGTCTGCGTTTGGCGATTACTTCGAAGCAGCGATCACGGCCTGATACTTAGCATCGGCATCGGCCAGAATTGTGTCCGCCGTTTTCGTGCTGTTTCCGCTGATGAGGTTCTTCAATTCGACGACGCTCTCTGCTACGAGCGCTGCTAGACTCTCGATGTAGGTGATCAACTGAACCGTTGATTGATCTAATGGCATGTTGATTTCTCCATGTATTTCTTGATTTGTTCGAAATGTTTTTCCATCCACCCTAACTTTAGATTGCAGGATGAACAGAGCAGTCCGCGAATTTCACCCGTAGCGTGATCGTGGTCGATTATCAGCCTACCAGCCCATCTTCCTTCATTCACGCCGCCGCAAATTTTGCAGACTCCGTTTTGGCTAGCAAACATTACCTCGTAATCTTGATGCGTAATCCCGAATTTACGCATCAGATGAGAGTTTCTAGCCATAGCTGCCCTTATTACCGGATCGGTATTCTTGTAGTAAACCTTAGCTTTTTCTTTAAGTCGATCTCTGTGGCGCAAATAGTACTGTTTTCTGACTTCCGTAAAACGTTCCTTTCTACCGCTCCACCATTGCGCCTTGTAACAATAATCACAGAGACCCTTGGCTGAGTGTTTCCTCTCCGGATGACAAGTCGGCTTCCGTGCAAGTCTGGGCATGCTCTACTTTCCTACCGTAGCAGCGATGATCGCAACTGACGATTCCGCTCCGGTGATGATGGTTGACAGCGTGAGTTTCAGAGTGGAATTCGAGATTCCCGCGAGTCCCTGAGACTGTAGCGCGTTGAAAGCATCGAGAAAAGAGTTCACTTGAGACGACAGATCGCTCGCTTTCTCGTTCGCTCGGATGCCCTGATCGATGATCAAGCCAGCCTGAGCGACTTTCGAGATGTACGAATTGAACGTCGATGCTTCCGAAGCAGTGATCGTTCCTGCTTGAACTCCCTGCTGAACTGCTGTCTGAGCATCTGCCAATGCGTGAGAAATAGCATCTGACGCAGTAGCGAGATTCTGCGTCGTTTGGGACTTGTTACAAGTGAATCCACACAAGAGCAGCGCTGCGACGAGTACCGCTCCTGTTGAACGTGATCGATTCATATGCCTCCTTAGATTTTTCTACTCGGTAGAAACTTTTTCAGGGATAGACAGTCCCCTTCTTGACCTGGAAGTGAAAATGTTCACTCTCAGTGCCTGCCGCTTCGATGAATCCGTAAAACCTCTCGAATCCGAGCTTGTGCATCACTTGATCGAGCACCATCTGTTTCAAGTCTTGATTCAAATCGCGAGATCGCACGTCGTAGGCTTCGCCTCTGTGATGAGGATCAGTCATTCCTGAATGCATTCCGTCTGATCCCGAAGTAATCGTCAAATCGATCTGTAGCGCAGCAGCGACTTGATCGATTGCCGAGAGAATCCTGAATCCTCCCGGAGCAATCACAGAAAACTCCACGCCTTCTTTTGTTCTGACGACGCTCATCCCCAAATTCATGAATACTCAACCTTTGTCCGGCGGATTGGGCGGTTTATCGTCCTTCAACGGCTTTTTAGCGCTTTTCTTTTTGCTTGCCATAGATAGGTTCTCCTTCTGGTGTCCGCTTCAGCCTGTATCCCGGCGAAGTCTTAGCCACGCTGACGCATCCAAACTTGTGTTCGACGTTCAAGATCGAGAGATTCTGTCCGGGAGAAAATTCCGGTTCGAAGTCGGTGCAAAAATGTAGGAACAATTTCGGCAGAGGTTTTCCGTATGCGTCGTGCGCTTCCAGCCAATAGTTGTAAGCTCCATCAGGATTCGATTCGACGTAAACGTCATAATACGTATCGATGACGTTCGCATGAACTTGAGCTGAGCGCGTTCCGTAACCCATGAAGATGCCCATTCCAATGACAGCTAGTATTAATATTCCAGCGAGTCGCGTCGTTCCGTTGTCTGTATTTCGAAAGATAGAGCGCAGCAACATCACAGTCCGGACGAAAATAGAATCAGCGCCTTCCGCGAGGTTCGTAACCATCTTTCCCGCGGAGATAACCTTCAACATCGGAGATTCTTTCTCCGTGCTCTCCGATCCGCTCGTCGTGCGCGGAGAATCCGACTTCGAGAGCATCGATTTTAGAAAGGAACGTCTTTCTGATGAGTTCTTTATCCTTGTCGCGACGGCCAGCAAGGTAAAGAAGAAAGCTCCCAAGCAAGGAAGCGCAACCAGCAAGCGCTCCCAGTGCGAGCCAGTTGATGTCAGCCAGAAGCAAAGCATCGCGCACATTCACTGCCCCCCTTACTATCTCCGTCCATTTTCCACTGCATCGTCTCTCCGCCAGAGACGATTTTCTTTCTTGTCAGCAAACTAGGAAGTCGTCGTCGTGACAGTCTTCACTTCTTCCGTCTGCTTCTGTTCGTTGATCGGAGTCACGGCTTCGCCCTTCATGGTCGCTATCATAGCCCCAAATGCTCCCATGAAACAGCCGCCGCTGATCCAGTTGAATACGGCGTTCAATTGAGCCGCCGTAGGATCGTTCGGATGGGACTGCTGAAGCTGAATGCCCCAGTATGAGAGATGAAGTCCCGAGATGAAGAAAAGCACAGAGAACGCGGCGAGGATGCAGATGATCCCACCTTTCGTGTTCGCCATCTCTACTATCGAATGAATGCTCTCGATAGAGGGTTTATATCGAATGATGACTACAACGAAAAACACCAGCGCAAACAAAACAAACACATCAGCTCTCTCTGGATGAAACATGCTTCCCCCCCCCTTATGTTCCCGTACAGATGTAACCGACCATACCCGTCACCGTGTTCTGAGCAGCACAAGAAGCCGTTAACAGAGCGAAGAGTAAGACTTTTTTCATCGGATCGACACGCCTCTGCCGAGCGTTGCTCCGCTTACACCATTGATTACAGTGTTAGTAAACTGATATGCTCCCGCATCCCACGCTGTAGCCCCACCCGGTCGAGCGACTCCAGCCTTGTCTGAATCAAGTGCCGCAATTCCTAATGATGTAAGATTTGTTGCCGCCCCAATAACTGCCGACCCAGCTTGCGGAACATAGGTACTGGAATTCAGATTCAGCGATCCGGTCTGCGCTTGCCCGTGAGCATCACCGCCGGAACTGGTTCTCCAGTTCGCCAGCGTCGTGTAGTAACTCGAAGCCTTCCTCCATTGCAGGGATGATGCTTGATAGGTGTTGTAGTCTAACGCGGTGAATGTGACCGTGCCCGAAAGCCACATCAGCACGTTGCAGTTCGACATGATGTTGTTCTCAACTGTGAAATTGGTGCTTGTGTTGAGGACTATACAGCTTGCGGCAGTAGGAGAACTTGCGACTGATCCGCCAATGACAGTGTTGTTGAATAGATAGTCGCTATCATCGGAGAACATCAGAATCCAGCCATTATTCGGGCCAGTGTCTCCCGGATTGGCGACTAGGAGATTGTTATAAATGTAATTCGTCGTCTCGCTATTCACGTAGATGTAGGCCGTCATACACGATCCGCTTCCGGCCCCGGCGCATGTCACGGCGCTCGACGATGTTCCGTGAATGTAGTTGTTATAGAGCTGGTTAAGCGTAGTAGTTGTGTTGACGCTTCCACCTGTCAGGAAGAGGCCGTCATGGTGATAGGTATCTGCGGTTGTGTCCCAGTTGGCGAAGTCGTAAATCTCGTTGTCGTGGATCAGGTTTTGGGTCATCGAATTCGCGGACGATCCAGACCCGGAGAAGAAGATTCCCCAATTGATGTTATTGATTGTGTTTGAGTAGACCTGATTTGACGATGCGGGAGTTTCCGCCTTAATCCCGCCCATCGTATCGTGGATCACGTTGTTGTGGATAAGATTGTTCGATCCATCGAACCAGATACCATAGAAATCGTTCCCGTTATTGTCCGAGGCGCTGTTATGGACGTACATGTTGTTGATCGCAAGGTTCTTGATCTCGACATGCCCCATTCCGCTTCTGCCGTAGATGCCGATTGAATCTCCGCAAGCCCCGCCGCAGAACGCGCTCCCGCTGCCAGTCGCCTCGATGATCCCGTTTGATCCGCCATCAACCGTGATATAAGTAAGCCCCGCAAGGTCTAAGCATCCGGTGCTCCCACAACTGGTCATACTGATCTTGGAGTTCGTCTCGAAGATGATAGTAATGACGTTGCCCGCAGAACCACTCACTCCCGGTGAAACTCGGGAGGTAATCGTTCCACACTGGTGATAGGTATTTCCCGCCGTCCACGTCACCGCGCTCAGAGCTTTCGCGTCCGCGCAATCCGCACCAGTGTTTCCACCCGCCGAACTCTGTGCGTAGTACACCGTAGCTGCGTTCGCGGCTGAGAGCAGGACGAAGATGCTAAGGACTCTTAAAAGCCCATTCATAGATGATCCATGTGGATGAGTTGTTCACCGTTGACATCGCCGCGGTACCTGTACCTGACGCCTGATTCAAGACATATTCAGAGGCATCTGCGTGTGTAGTTGTAGGGTTTCCGGTTCCGCTCATCGTTGCGGTTGTGCCCAGAATCGCACCCGGAGTAATCGCACCCTGTCCGGCCGTTTCATCTCCCATCGCTGCGAATATCGTGTCGGTGGCTGTAGTGCTAAAACTTCCCGTAATGGGGGTTTTAGTTGCAGAAGCCGTTGATTGTCCGCAAGTTGGAGAACCGTCTAATGCGCTTGTAGTGGCAATGCCCGACATCTCATAGGCGAATCCACCATCGTCAGAACCGCCTGTAGGTGTCCATGTGACTTTATTTCCTGCCGCATGACTGGCGATATTCATCGCGTAGGAACAAGCGACTGTTACAGGCTGCCCTTGATTGGAGCGGCAATATTGAATGGTTTGGTAGGTATTACCTTGATCGTCTCCGACCGTGAATGTGACTGACGTGCTATTGGAAGAGACGCAACTGAAGATAAAATCGCCTGCTGTGTTCCCAGACGCGAACGTGTACTGCGTGCTCGGATAGCCGTGGATGAATTGGACAAACGCCCCGTGTCCTCCACCCGCAGCCGGAGCACCTTGCAAGATAGGCGCAAGAATTCCCTGCCCCCACATAGAACCGCACAGAATGAAGATTGAAGCGAGGTATCTCATGCTGCTATCTTTCCCCTGTAATAATCATTCATAAAGATCAATTGGCAGTCCAAGTGCCTGAGTAATTCGTTGTGATGTAGTGGGTTGAATCCAGTCCGACGATGCAGACTGAATCCTTCACTGCCCCACCAGAAACAAACGTCCCGGTCCCAGCCGTTCCGTAAGCGGTTCGCGCTGTGTTCTCGTATCTAGCTGAAGATCCAAGAGCGGCCAGCGTGATGACT